ATTGCCGGGGTCAAGCAGATTGTCCGCAGCGTTTCCATCGTGGGCAATGTCATCGCGCCAATAGATGGGTCGGTTGACAAGAATTCCGCAAGCGCCGGTGGGATCATGCTGCTCAGGGCGGTGAATTTCCTCGTATCCGGCAATACTGTGGTCCGCACGTTATCCGATGGCATCCACATCACGGGGGGATCTCGGGACGGCCGCGTGGTGGGGAACACGGTCAGGGAAAACGGCGACGACATGATCGCAGTGGTCAGCTATGCGTCAAGTGGGGAACCCGCGCTGAATACGGCCGCCGATCTGCGTGCAAACTGGGCGGACAGGGTGAACAACCGGCTCGTTCAGAATATCCTGATATCCGGCAATAACCTGTCCGCCCAGTACTGGGGCCGTGGGATCACAGTAATCGGTGGGCGCGACGTGACGATTGACAGCAACGTGATCGATAACACGCCACTAGGAGCTGCGATTCTGATTGCCAGGGAAGGTGGGTACCAGACCTTTGGCCCCCGGAACGTGCGCGTCACCAACAATGCCATCACGCGTAACCAGACGGCCCGCTCGCCGTATGACCCAGATGGGTCTTTTGCTACGCGCCCGCGCACAGGCCACGGCCCGATCGAGGTGCACTCGTCGATCTTCGAGGATGAGGCCGCCGATGCCACGTTGCGCACGGAGCTTGCAGTAAGGGATCTTGCCTTTCTGAACAACTCCATCAAGACGAGCGCCACAGCAGCCATGCGCGTGGGGGTTGAATCCACCGGGAGTCGATCAGCAATCGGCCCGGGTGGGATCACAGTCACTCGACGTCTCGTCACAGGCGACGTGGTGAATCTGGACGTTGGCGCAGCTACTGGGGTCACGGGATCCAGCCTTCGTTGCTATTCGCAGTAGGGTGCATTGGGTGGGCTCCGGTATATCTATAGAGCCCACCTTGGCGATAACCCCCTGGAGAATCAACATGTCCAACATGAACAAGATGATTTTGGCCGCAGAGGCCCCGTACCTGAACCTCCTCGCGACCCAATACGGACACCGCATCGGTGAGGCCTTCCTGGTGTCATGCAATGCTGCTACGGCCCTCCATCGCATTAATGATGCTGGGTTGTGGCTTGGCCCCCGTGGGATACTGGAGAAGGACGATGCCTTTCGGCAGATCATTCCTTACGTGGTTTTTCGCTGGCGCGGCGAGCTGCTGAGCTACGTGCGCTCCCCGGCCGGTGGGGAATCGCGCCTGCATGCCAAGAGCTCCATTGGCTTCGGCGGCCATGTGGATGCAGAGGATTGTGTTTTCATCGATAGCAGCATCAACCTTGACCAGACCCTCGGCGAGGCCATCAACCGGGAAGTGCGCGAAGAGCTCGGACCTGATCTCCAAGTCATCAAGAAACAATGCATTGGTCTGCTGGTGGACAACAAGGATGCCGTAGGCCGGGTTCATCTTGGCCTCGTAGCGCTCTGGGACCTGGCCCCCGTCCACAGCATACAGAGCAACGAAGACGAGATCAGCGACGTGGGCTTCCAGAGTCTGGAAGGGCTGCGCGTGGCCGATGACGAGCACGGTAATCTGGAGAACTGGTCATCAGTGCTCGTCCGCTACTTCCAGGTGATGGGGCTGCCAGAATAGGAAGATCGGGGAACCTACCAAAAGGGCCGCACATGCGGCCCTTTTTTTATTGTGCTTGGCGGATCGAGCGCATTCATCCAAAGGGAAGACGATGAGTCTGTGGCTCTGGTTGCTGGTCCTTGCGGGGATTTCAGTAATTACGTGGGGATCCGTAGCCGCTTGGATGACGTGGCATTACCTAAGCTGGATCAGAAGCAGGAGGGCTTACTATCTCGAAAATGGAAATCGCAAGAGAAGTCAGTGAAGGATCCTGTGATGGTCCCTTGGTGGATCAGACTGGGGTGGTGTAATGGGGATTCTCCATGCCGGCCAGTGCAGTAGCCGGGGACCATCACCGGATCCTTTACGTAAAGGGAACTAGCTACGTAGCTAGTTAAATTGCTAAACAATACACTACAGCGCACGGGATCTTAGTGCGCGAAAGATAGGGTAACAATGGAAACATCTACCAAGCCGGTGCTTACTGGACGAGGCGGTCCGGGAAGAGGGCAGGGACGTAAGCCGGGATCAGTAAATAAGCTGCAACGTGAAGCGAGGGAAGCAGCTAAGCAGGAGGGGGAATTGCCGCACGAGATCTTGCTCCGTATGGCCCGTGGGATGCCAGTCAGGATCATGGAGGATAGTGGCTCGGTAGATCAGGAAGGTAATCGGATCTTCCGTGAAGTCTACAAGGCGCTTGATGTTGAGCAAGTGAAGGATGCAGCAAAGGCCGCAGCACCCTACTTTGCTCCGAGGCTATCCACAGTAGAAACCATTGCGGGGCTTACCGATGACCAGCTTGACGAGATCATTAAATGCGCTTCCGCCGAAGCAGAGGATGGCGCTTGCGATGATGGAGAAGGCGAGGAGGAGCCGGTTAAGGAAGCAGCAGGCACTCGCCGAAGAATCCGATTCGAGGCCTGAGTTTGACCCGGAGCACAACGAGCGCAGCCTAGTCCTGAATCGGGCACATAAGCTTTCGGATCTCTACTACAAGAAAGCCCGCTATAAGGTCTACTGGGGCGGCCGGGGATCGGCTAAGAGCTGGGCTTTCGCCGAGGCTCTGATACGGCTGACTGCCTCGCATGCACTGCGCGTGCTTTGCGTGCGTGAATTCCAAGCATCCATCAAGGACAGCAGCCACAAGATCCTGAAGGACACGATTACCCGGCTGGGCATGGATAGCTGGTTCCACGTCACGAAGGAAGGCATTACTAGCCGGGCTGGTGCGGAATTCATCTTCAAAGGGCTGCACGGGAACGAGCAAGGCTTCCGCTCCACAGAAGGGATCGACATTGTCTGGGCTGAAGAAGCCGCAGCAATCAGTGAATCCTCGTGGCGCTCCCTGATTCCTACGATCCGTAAGCCAGGATCAGAGATCTGGGTCAGCTTCAACCTGGTCGACGAGGACGATGCCACTTACCGGCGCTGCGTGCATCCTGGCCCAGGCGGCCACGTGGACAGCGAGCTGCTTCGCCAGAGCGGCTACGAGTCCTGGGTCGTCTGCCACAAGATCAACTACGACGAGAATCCCTACTTCCCTGTGAATCTGCGCATGGAGATGGAAGGGGACCGGGAACGGGACTATCCGCTTTACGAGCACATCTGGTTGGGGATGCCGCTGAAGATCAGCAATGCGGTCATCTTCTCGAAGAATGCCATCGTGCGCGAGTTCCCCGATGATCTGTGGGAGAAGGCTGACCGGCTGATGTTTGGGGCCGATCACGGCTTTGCGCAGGATCCGGCTACGTTGAATCGCTTCTTCATCTTGGAAAAGCATCAGTGGCCTGGGGAGGAAGTGCCACGCCGGCGCCTCTTCATCGAGTACGAGGCGCATGGTGTAGGCGTGGAGCTAGATGAGCTGCCTGAGTTCTACGACTCGATTCCAGGCGCACGTAATTGGCCAATCAAGGCCGACTGCGCCCGGCCGGAAACCAACAGCTACCTTGCCCGCAAGGGCTTTGCTATTAGCGGCGCCGAGAAGTGGGACGGGTCGGTGAAGGATGGCATCACGCACCTGAAGGGCTTCCACCAGATCGTTATCCATCCGCGTTGCGTGAAGACGGCCGAGGAGGCCAGGCTCTACCGCTATAAGACGGACAAGCTCCAGCTCGATGCCTATGGGCAGCCGCTGGTATTGCCGGTCATCATCGACAAGCACAACCACCATTGGGATGCAATCCGCTATGGTTTGGATGGCTACATCCAGCGGAGCGGGGCCATCGGCATGTGGGAGCGGCTGGGCAGGTAGCGGTATAGATAGGGTTTCACAACCTGGAGAAAAATCATGAGCAGGATCTACAAGTGGCGCGATTCGTTGGGCCCGGTAGCCGGGCCCGTGCTGACCAAGGCGGAACTGGAGCGCAAACTGGCGTGGGAGGAAATGTTGACCAATCTGCCCTCAGCCAAGGAACTGACGGATCTGGGCAGGCACATGGCGGAACGTCTCGACCTGTTGGCTGGCAGGCGCAAGAAGTGCACATCAGCCACGCGCTCCAATGATGATTGGGAGCCCGCAAATCGTGGGCAGGGGAGCAACAATGCCGACTGACATCCCGTCCGTGGTGGAAGGGGTGGCGGAACTCTGCCGCCGCTTCGAAGGCCTACGCCTTCGGCCCTATTACTGCCCGGCTGGCGTGGCGACCATCGGCTACGGAGCCACGTCCTATCTGGATGGCAAGAAGGTCCAACTAAAGGATCCAGCCATTTCCGTGGCTACGGCAGAAGACATGCTGATCCAGCAGATCATCCGGGTCTATCTCCCCGGGGTGCAACGGCACTGCCCAGGGTTGCCGGATGAGGCTCAGATAGCCACGACTGACTTTGCCTTCAACCTCGGCCTCAACGCGCTTGGTCAATCAACGCTTAAGAGGCGCCTTAACTCGGGGGATTGGCGGCGTGCAGCTGAGGAGATCAACAAGTGGGTCTATGGTGGGGGTAAGGTTCTGCCGGGGCTTGTGTTGCGCCGGCAGGCGGAAGCCACGCTTCTGCTCAGTCTGCTCTAGGGCCAGCATGGCATCCGCCAAGGCCCTTAGCAAGGCCCAGGAACGCGAATCGCTCTACCAGCGCTATGGGGGCCGCTGCTCCTATTGCGGGGAGCGCCTGGGCAAGAAATGGCAGGCGGATCACGTGCAGCCACTTGGCCGGCAGGGGCAGTGGGTCAGGGTCGGTCGACGGACCAAGTGGGTGGCGACCGGTGGCATGGATCATCCCGAGCGGGATTGCTTCGAGAATCTGACCCCAGCCTGCCACCTGTGCAACATCAACAAAGGCAATCACTCGCTGGAGAACTGGAGGGCTCAGCTTCAGCGCTCCGCCGGCGTGCTGACCCGGGCCTATTCCACGTACCGCCACGCAAAGCGCTTTGGCCTCGTGCTGGAAGCGCCACCAAAGGTTCGGTTCTTCTTCGAGTATCCCCGCCGAAGAATTTTCAACATCATCTAATAAGGAAGAAGGAATGAATAATTTCAAGCGTCTCCCTCTCCAAGTCATGGCCCAGGCCAATCCGTACAACAGCCCGCAGGGGATGCTGGACAGCCAAGGCAACCAGCATATTGTCCCGGCAACCAGTTGGCTGGTTGAGTTCGCCCCAGGCCAGGTGGCTATTCTGTCGGCTGAGGCCTTCCGCGCCCAGTACGAGAAGGATGTGGCCTTGACCCCGCTGGAAAGCTTCGTGGCTGCCGTGCAAGATCTTCGCGGTGCCGATGTCATGGCCTATCAGAGGGCCACCAGCATGGAAGACCGGATTTCCGCCCTGGAGGATGTGCTCGCCTCCATGCGCGATGCCCTGAGCAACGTCGCCGTCCCCCAACTGACCTTTCCCACCCTCACGGAGTAGCCCATCATGGCCGCTGGCAACATCATCTTCCCCAATCTCGCAAAGCTGAATTTCTTCAATGCCACAAATCTGTTGGCCGCCACGGCCGCCAATTTCCGGCTGTTGCTGCTGACCAGCACCTTCGCGCCGAACGATGCCACCAACGAAGTGCTGGCGGATCTGACCAACGAGGTGGCAAACGGCAATGGCTACGTCACCGGCGGCAATGCACTGGCAAATGTGGTGCTGAACCAGACTGCCGGCGTGGTGAAATTCACAAGCGATCCCGTGATCTGGACAGCATCGGGGGGCAGTATCCCGGCCTGGCGTTACGGCTACTTCTACTACCTGGGCACCTTGAATGGTAAGGTCAACCCGCTGTTGGGCCACTTCCTCGGGGACAACACGCCGGCCGACATTCCCGCCACCACCAACGGCAACACGCTGACCGTGACCCCCAACGCCGCCGGCATCGTACAAGCAACCTGATCAGGAGGGATCATGGCTCGTCACATTCACGTTCATGTTCACGACGGCAGCTTCAACGAGTCCGACCACCCGAGGGCTGAAAACGGTAAGTTTGGCTCCGGTGGTGGATCGGCCGGGGGAAGCCGGAAAGGGGAAGCCGGAAAGGGAGCTGGTAAACCCTCCAGCACCATGGGGGCCTACATGGCGGGTTCCCATATTCACCTCCGCTACTCTGGCAAGGCAGATATGGAGAAACTCAAGGAAGCTGGCATCAAGCCAAATGGCGAGGCCGGCCACATCACTATTACGCCGGAGCAGCTCAAGAAATTGGGCCTAACCGCTAGAGAGAATTAAGATCTAGCCTGGAGGGATCATGGCTCGTCACATTCACGTGCATCTAGAGAGGGCCTGGCCCAGCCGCAAGACCAGGGATGCTGCCGAGATCACGGCCTCTGATTACGAGCAGCTTGCCGAGGAGCTGCTTGCCTTCATTGTCAGCAAGAGCAAGACCGGGGATGCCGATCCGAATTGGGAGGAAAGCAAGCACCCCAGGGCGGACAACGGACAGTTCGGATCAGGTGGGGGCGGCGCAGCACCCCAGGGTGCCAAACCCACAAGCACCTCGCAGACGAAGAACGCAAAGCACGCGGTGCACGAGCTGCTTAGCAGTGGGCACCCATTCACGCTGCCCGAGCTGGCGAAGGCGATCGGAGCCGAAAGCACGAAGAACCTTTCGGCCTATATCTCGATGTTCAAGAACGAGAAGACAGCCGGGGCTAAGGGGACGCTGGACATTGTCAAGCTCCCGGGCGGGCAATATCAGGTGGTGAAGAAAGACGGCCAACCAGCCCCGAAGGTGGAAGTGCCGAAGAAGCAGGAACCAGCACCAGTCCCCGCTACGGGATTCAGGACGTTGCCGAAGGTGGCGGATACGATTTCCCCGGAGGAGTTCGCAGGGGGTGATAAGTCTGACTTTGTGAATGGCATGCATGCGGCCAAGGGGGCACTCCTGGGTGGGGCCGCCGCGAGCGCAAAGAAGATGAAGGAGGCCGTCGAAGCTGCTATGACGAAAAGGCTGGCCAGTAGCAAGTCGTTTCAGGATATGAAGAACAAGTACGAGACGAGCTTCTCCAGGGATGAGACCTTTGAAGAGCGCTTGATTTCTTCGTGGGCCCACTCCTCCGGGAACGGGCATCCAGTTCCCTGTGCGATGCAGCTTGCAGTGAAGGAAGCCTTTGGTCTGAAAGACGCTGTCGATGGGGGCATGACCCTCGTAAAGGAGAAGTCGCCGGAGGAAATCAGGAAGGACGCAGCCGAGTATCTCCGCATGCCGCTGTCCACTGCCGAAGAAAACCAGCAGTTCAACGAGGCCCTGAAGGATTTTGTCAAGGCTCAGTACGACGAGACGCAGGAATTCTTTGCAGAGAAGGGGATTAAGGAGCTGAGTCTTGTCCGTGGGATGACGACCGAGTTTAGCGGGGAGCCCCGACAGGTCAATATGGCTCTGCAACCCGCTTCTTCCTTTAGTGCGGATTTAACCACGGCCCGGAGCTTTGCTGAATCTGGTGGGGCGACCATGCTACTTGCAAAGGTTCCGGTTTCCCACATTCTGAGCACCTACCGCACTGGCTATGGCTGCGCCAAGGAACATGAGGTGGTGGTTCTCGGGGATTCATCATTGACGGCAGTAGCAATGAAAGCGTCCGCCACTGCGAATCTTGGAAAGGCTTCCGAAACTGCTCACGCCGCGCTTCGAGGTCAGGCCCAGCCCGCGTAGCCGTTCCCAAGGAAAAGGAGAATGAAGATGGAAACGCTATTGGTTGATGACGGCTTGGAACAATCTGATTGGACCAAGCAGTCGTGGGATCTTCCGCCGTACAAGTCGAAGGCGTTTAACGGAATCGTGCCGAACCTGGAAGCATTCAAGCATCTGCCGGTCTACCTTCAGGCCGTGAAGGCGGGACTCATCAAGAACGATGAGTGGGCCGGCCCCACCGAGGCCCCTGGGGTTCAGGGCAGGGACCAAAAGCAGCGCGGGAAGCACATCCATATTCACCTGGGCAAGGCCAAATGAAAACCTCGATCAAGGCATCCGTAAGGGATGCACAGAAGGCGGACACCTCGTTGCGGGCATCCCTGAAAGCAGGACCAGGGAGGAAAGCCTTTCTCCCGTGGGAAGGTGCGGCAGTCAAAGGGGTCACGCAAGACTCCTTTGTCAATTTCATGCAGCGCATGGGCATGGGTGCCGACAATGCCGTGAGCACCAGTAGCTACGGCTTCAACCCCATCACGCGCAACCGCATCATGCTGGAGTGGATTCATCGTGGGAGCTGGTTGGGTGGCGTGGCTGTGGACATCGTCGCCAACGACATGACCCGGGCCGGCATCGACTACACCACGGAGCTTCAGCCCGACGAGCAGGAGAAGATCGACCACTGCGTTGCTCGCCACGCCGTGTGGCAGTCGATCAACGAGACCATCAAGTGGGGTCGGCTTTACGGGGGCTGCATTGGGGTGCTGCTGATTGATGGGCAGGACATGCGCACGCCGCTGCGCTTGGATACCATTGGCCAGGACCAGTTCAAGGGGCTCCTGGCGCTTGACCGCTGGATGGTGGAGCCCACGCTGGAAGACCTCGTGACGGAGTTTGGCCCCCACCTTGGCTTGCCAAAGTACTACCGGGTTCAGACGAACGCGCCGGCCCTGCGCGGGCAGGCAATTCACCATTCCCGCGTGGCTATCCGTCATGAAGGGATCAAGCTGCCATACAACCAGCGCATGACGGAGAACCTGTGGGGGATCTCCGTGCTTGAGAGGCTCTATGACAGGATGGTGGCTTTCGACAGCGCCAGTACGGGAGCAGCCCAGCTCGTCTACAAGAGCTATCTGCGCACGCTGAAGATCAAGGGCCTGCGTGAAATCATTGCCGGCAATGAGAAGGCGATGGTAGGGGTCATGCAGCAAGTCGAGATGATGCGCCGCTTCCAGTCGATCGAGGGCATCACGCTCCTGGACGGGGAAGACGAATTCGAGATCCAGGGGCATTCAGCATTCAGCGGGCTATCCGATGCCCTGACCCAGTTTGGACAGCAGCTTTCCGGTGCCTTGCAGATTCCGCTCGCCAGGCTTTTCGGTCAATCCCCGGCCGGCTTCAGCACGGGCGATACGGACATGCAGATGTACTACGACAGCATCAAGCAGGAGCAAATGGCTACCTGCCATCATGGCGCGACCATGATTTACAAGGCAGCCGCTGCAAGCGAAGGGATCCAGCTCCCGGACAATTTTGCTGTTGGGTTCCGCAGCCTGTGGGACACCGATGATTCGGAGAAGGCAACCATTGCCAAGACCAACGGGGAAGCCATCGCAGCCGCTCACGAGGCCGGGCTGATTGGCCGGCAGACGGCGCTGAGGGAATTGCGCCAATCCTCGCGCGTGACCGGGATCTTCACCAACATCACGGAGGAAATGATCGCCTCCGCGGATGATGAGGTGCAGCCCCCCATGAGTGAAATGATGCCCCCTGGTGCCGAAGGCCTGGGGATGCCTGGCGCGCCAGGCGCCGTAGAAAAGGGAGCCGAGAATGCCGCTGGACCGCAAGGGGAAAAGAAGCCGGTGGGAGACAGCAAAAGGCGTCGAGTCCCGCTACAGCTCCCAGCTTAGGGCCGTTGCACGGGAGATCGGGAATATCGTCAAGGGCTACGGCCCATCCGATCCCCTGGCCCTGATCAAGGCCCTGACTGGCTACAGCGATCTGCTGACGCCCTGGGCCAGGTCGGTGGCGGAGTACATGATCGCTGACGTCAACCGCCGCAACGAGCGGGCCTGGAAGGAAACCGGCAAGGAGATGGGCAAGGCCCTGCGGATGGAGATCGCCTACGCGCCCACAGGGCAGGTCTTCACGATGCTGATGGCCGATCAGGTGGAACTGATCCGATCCATTCCACTCGATGCCGCAAAGCGGGTGCAGGATCTGACGATCGAGGGCCTGAGCACCGGCGAGCGTGCTGCATCCATCGCACGGGAGATCATGAAGACAGAGGACGTCAGCAAGTCAAAGGCAACGCTGATCGCCCGCACGGAGGTGGCCAGGGCAGCCTCGACGCTCACGGAAGCTCGCGCTACATTCGTCGGCTCCGAGGGCTATATCTGGCGCTCTTCCGGGGATGGTGATGTGCGGCCAACCCACAAGGAAATGAACGGCAAATACGTAAGGTGGGATAAGCCACCAGTCACGGACAAGGGCCTTGGCCCATATCACGCCGGCTGCGGACCTAATTGCCGCTGCTACCCGGATCCAGTCATTCCAGATTGAGAGGAATCCAAAAATGTCAGCTTACACAAACCCATTGCTCGGGGACCTAAGATCCATGGGGGTACTGTTTGCCACCCCTCCTGCCGGCTCGGCTGGTATGGCTGGCATCGTCTTCGATGGTGGTGGGGTGCCTACCCAGATTCAGGACCTGTCCGGGGGCCTACATGCTTTCCCCGGAGGCGGGGGTGGCGGCGCATGGGGATCCATCACGGGCACCCTGTCGGCCCAGACGGATCTGCAAACAGCCCTCGACGCGAAGCCCACCATCTTCACCCCGGTGACGCTGACCGGGGCGACTACGCTGAATCGTGCGACGCATGGCAATCGACAGATCATTTTCAATGGGGCCAGTGCTACGCTGACCATTGACAGTGATGCGGCTGGTGGCTGGGTGACCGATGACTTCGCTGAAGTGCACACGGCCACCGGATCCTCAGGGGTCCCCACCCTCGCGACGCCCGATGGCAAAACGGTCACTGGATCCGCTACGAAGATTGTGGGAGCCACCAGGAAGGGGACTGATTCCTGGACCGTTGGCACCACTGATCCGGCCGCGGGGGCCGCGGTTTCTCTACCAGATCTGTTCGCAGGGCAGGGCTTCATGTACGCCGCCGCTCGTGGCTCAACCGCGCCTATTGGTGTCGGGGCTGGTGGTCAGAGCGCTGTCGGGACCGCGGCATCCGGCACCAGCGCCACCGTGGCCGGTTTGAATCGTCCGAACCGGCACCGCATGACCGTGGCTACGGGCGCAGCCAACACAAATGCGTATTGCGGGTCCCCATCGGGATCCGAAGCCGTCGTTATACCAACTGCATTGACCGACCTCCCGGCGCGTGGGAGGGGCCTCTTTATCCCCGGGGATGGGACGTCAGCCTGCCGTACTTTCTTTGGTCTGAATGCAATCACCCCCGTCACGACGGTAGAGCCAAGCGCATTCACAAATATTGCCGGATTCGGCGCGGATTCTACGGATACGCAGTTGTTCTTCATCAGCAATGACGCATCCGGCGCCGCCACAAAGATCGCGCTCAATGGCGGCGCCGGCTTCCCTGCCAATTCGGCGCTCGCGGACGTCTATGAGTGGTATGTCGAGATCCTTGGGGGTGGCACCCGGGTCATTAACTACTACATCAAAAATCTGGTTACCGGGGTTACGGTAACCGGATCCACGACAGTCGCCAACGACATCCCCGCAGTGGGCACCGCAATGCGGGTGATGCAGTATCGGAATACGGCCGCCAATGCTGTGACCGCCTTCTTTGAATATGGCTCTTATGCCGGGGGTAATTGGGCCCTGTTCGGGGCGACGTCATGAGGATGCGAGAAAGACGGCTCCAAAACCGGGGATCACTTGGGAACCCCTATGCCCTGACCTTCACGGATACTGATCTTGGGGCCGGCTTCTTTGGCTATTTTGATGTGGCTACGACGGCAGGACGTAGGGTATGGCAGACGGCCGATGCCGCATTCTTTGTCCGGGCCCGGGGAACGAGCTGCGTGCTTTCGTGCGAATCCGGGGATGTATCCCCCTGGAATGTTAGCGTCGATGGGGGTGCAGATACAACGCCGGTATTCTCGTCAGGGGCGATCACGCTGTTCACGGGGCTTTCGGATGATTGGCATACCGTTCACGTGCGGCCGGACAATTCGACAATTGGATCCACATACACCCCAACCACAGGCACGCTGCTATCCGTGACGGGCGGCGCGCCTACCGCTGAAGTGGTGGGGTCCGGCTACTGGCTTAAGGATCCGGCATTTGCTGGGGTTCAGACGTTTGCCGAAGTGGCGACATACGGCGGAAACTTCCTGCCAACCTATCCTCGCCCGACTGCAAACGGGGGATGGGGGGTTTCTAACGGCTCTGTGGCATTCAAGGCAAAATTCACTGATCTGTACGCCTTTACTAATGCTCCAGAAGTCTGGTATTCCGTGGATGGCGGGGAATGGACAAGGGTGACCCTTGGCCCTGGTCCTACGAATCCTGCCGGCCGGGCCAGAGCTTGGAGGAAGCTTACGGGCATTACGGGCAGCCTGTCCACGTTCAAGGAAATCATCCTTTCCGATAGCCCAGTGACTGCGTCTGATCTGCCGGTTATGGGGCTCCTGCTGACTGGGACCGGGGCCGCCCTCGAGGCGCCAACTGTGGCAAAAACGGCTGTCCATCAAATGGGGGCCTCCCAGACTTATGGGGCTTCTGCAACGATGGGCTCGGTGGACATCCAGCGTATTCAGGTGGGGATTCCTTCGCTCGCAGCGGGGCAGCATGGCAATTCCGGGGGAACCATCGCACAAGCCAATGCAGCCTTTGCGGCGTGGGTAGCGAAGATCCCTGTGCCACTGCGGCAGCACGCCTTACTCAGTATTGGGATCAATTCAGCGGATGACGGAAGCTTCCAGGCGGACTATCAGACGCTGATTAATAACTTCCTCTCGGCCGGATTTACGAAGGTCATTTGTCGGGGGCTGATCCAGGCGGGGGTCGACAACACGTCGAAGAACACGAAGACCGCTGCGGCCGTGACGGCCATTGGCAATCCAGTCGTCGTGTTTGCGAGCGTCAGTGCCTGGGTGGCCAGCACGACCGGTATTCCAGCGGGCTCTATCACAATGCCGGATGGGACCCACCCGAACGATGCCGGGTATGTGACGATGGCCCTTGATGTCATTCGGGATCATTTGTCGCTGTTGCCTTGATGGCGACGCAAACCAGAGCCCAGTAAGGAGGCAGCATGTCAATTCGCAGGTTTCTCAAACGCTTCACGCATGACCGTAGCCGGGAGCCCCCGGAGCTGCAACAGATCCTCACCGTGGAGCAGATCGGCCCCCGACGGAGTTTGACCCCCGAGGGCTTTTTGCTCTGCGAGGCGGTCCCGATTGCCAGGGTCGGCGTGATGGTCTACGGGCCCGGCGAGGTGCCCATTGAGGTGGGCCCCGATGGGGTGGCCTATGTGACCCGCACGGCTGATGAGCTCTTCCGGGCTGAATGCCTGGCCAGCTTCGTTGGCAAGCCGGTTGTCGATGAGCACCCCCCGGACGACGTGAATCCCAAGAACTGGGCCAAGCTGGCCAAAGGGGTCGCTTTCAACCTCCGCCACGGCGAGGGCGAGGATGCGGATGTAATCCTCGCCGACTTGCTGATCACTGATGCACAGATGATCCTGGACATCAATGCCATGAAGCGGGAAGTATCGGCCGGCTACGAGGCGGATTACGAACAAACAGGGGAAGGACAAGGAGTCCAGACCAACATCATTGGAAATCACATCGCGCTGGTCGAGAGGGGTCGCTGTGGCCCGCGCTGTGCAATCGGCGACCGTTCTCACTCTACTACATCAAGGAAATCTCAAATGGCAGTGCAAACTCAGAAGGGCCGGCCGAGCGCCACCCAACCCCAACGGCGCAAGATCGCGCAAGCCACCCTCGACGCTCTGATGGAGCAGCTCGCGGAGCCGGATGCTTCCACCATGGATGACGGCGAGCTCAGCGGCCCGGCTGACAGCCATACCCACATCCACATCCACGGCATCGGCAGCACGGCTCCGGCCGGCACCACCGGCGTCCAGGATGAAGAAGTGGCCGGTGCTGCCGAAGTCAAGAGCCCAGCGGGGGACCCCAACGTCGAAGCCCGCTTCGTCTCGTTGGAAAACGGGCAAAAGGAAATCATTGCCCAACTTGCTGCTCTGACCAAGGCCATCAGCGGGGAGGGTGGCGCTGGCGGCGAGGACCCCAGTGGTGACCCGGAAGGTGAAGCTGATCCCGAGATGGCCAAGGACGAAAATCCCTTTGCCAAGAAGGACGACAAGGACGACGACAAGGAAGAGAAGAAGGACCCCAAGGCCAAGACCAACGACAGCGCCGCGCTGGAGACCTCGTACAAGGGGACCCTGGCCGGCTGCGAAGTGCTGGTGCCAGGCTTCCGGGTGCCAACCTTCGACGCCAAGGCCAAGCGTTCCACCACCATCGATGCGATGTGCAATGCCCGCCGTAAGGCCCTGGACGCCTTCAATGCGACCACCGAGGGCCAGCAGATCATCGAGTCCGTTTCGGGGGTCAAAACTGTCGACACGATCGCTTTGGGCTGCACGCAAGTGGCAACCCTCTTCCAAGCCGCAGTTGGCGCCAAGAAGCTGCTCAACAACGGCAATGCCACGCGCGATGCCAACCGAATGGGTGCCCCTCAGTTGCCTGGCGCTGCGAAGAAGGGGCCGACGAGCTTGGCCGACCTGAACAAGACCTATCGGGAGTTCTACGCCGCCAAGCATTGAGCCTGGCCAGGCTCCCGTCATCAATCCAATTCACAAGGAATACTGAATCATGAAGAAGACCTTCTTGTCCGCCCTCACCGCCGTGGCGCTGGGCACGCCCAAAGTCATCCGTGCTCGCACTCGTGATGTGGCCTTTACCTACCGCATGGGTGCCGGCTTCGCTGGTGACATCAACCGCACGCATCCCTTCGACTGCGTGGCGGAGCGCCAAGATGTGAGCGATCCGATCACGCTCTACGGCAACGGCTGCTTGATGAACACCGTCAACGGCACCGTCCGGGCGGTCATCGCTGCTGATCAGAGCGACTCCGTGGCAATCAGCCTCTACGGGGTTCTGGTCCGTCCCTACCCAACCCAGCAAGCCAACACCACGCAGGGGCTGGGCAATACAGCACCGCCCATCGCGCCGGCCATCCTCGATATCCTGACCGAGGGCTTCATCATGGTCAAGGTCAACGGCACGCCGACCAAGCGGGGTCCCGTTTTCATTTGGACCAGTGCCTCGGCTGGCGCGCACGTTGTTGGCGGATTCGAATCCGCTGCTGACGCTGGAGACACCGTGCGCGTGCTGAACGCCTACTTCAACGGCCCGCCTGATGCCAATGGCGTGGTTGAAATGCGGGTCTGGAACCAGGGCATCTAAGCCGCAGCGCTTCTCAATCCAATCTACACAAGGAAAGCTGAATCATGAAACTGTTTACTCAGAAGCGCTCGATCGTCCGTGCCTTCACCCGTGATGGTGCGATGACCTTCGACAGCATCAACCCCCACGGCATCATCGACATGCAGGGCACTGCCAGGGGCAAGGGCTTCGATCACGCCTACAAAACCCATGATGGCGCGCGTACTGTGGACTCCACAGGCGCGTTCCTGGTGGGCGAGCTGGAGCGACTGGACCAGACCCTCCACATGCCACTGGCGGCCGTGACCTGGGCACGGGACATCGACCTGCGGGAGGACGTCTCGATTGCTGACGAAGGCTCCAGCTTCACGCTGTCCAATTTCGGCAGTGCTGGTGGCCTGGGTGCCGGCAATGGCATCCGCAACGGCAAGGCCTGGATTGGCAAGGCCACGGATCAGATCGGTGGGCTGTCGGTCGACATTGGCAAATTGCTGCAACCCTTGAGGCTCTGGGGCTTGGAGGTCAAGTATTCCATTCCGGAACTGGAAAGTGCCGCCAAGATGGGCCGCCCCATTGATGCGCAGAAGTACGAGGCCCTGAAGCTCAAGCACCAGATGGACATCGACGAGCAGGTTTACGTCGGCGATTCCACCACGGGGGATACGGGCTTGGTCAACCACACCCTGGCCACGAACGTCAGCAATCTGCCGAACGGCGCCGGGGGCTCCCCGTCCTGGGCACTGAAGACTCCGGCAGAAATCCTCGCCGACGTCAACGCCATCATCACCAGTGCTTGGGCTGCCAGTGGCTACGCCGTGATGCCGAACAAGCTGCTGATCCCGCCGACCCAATTTGGCTACATCAGTACGCAAGTGATCAGCACGGCCGGCACGACGTCCATCCTGAAGTACCTGCTTGAAAACAACATCCTGGTCACGAGCGGCAAGGGCAAGCTGGAGATTCAGCCGGTCAAGTGGCTGTTTGGCGCTGGCGTGGGCGGCACCATCGGCACCCCTGGCACGGATCGCATGGTGGCCTATTCACAGGCCAAGGACTACATCCGCTACCCGATGACGCTCCTCCAGCGGACTCCGGTCCAGTTCGTGTCGATCTACCACGCTTCGACCTACTACTGCCGGCTTGGCGTGACCGAGTTGGTCTACCCGGAAACCATCGCTTACCGGGACGGCCTGTAATTCGCTCGGTGCAGTGAAGTGATGAAACAAGGGGCGCCGGATCCGGCGCCCCTTTCAACAACCCAGGAGCCTCAGATGGCACGCAACACGATCAAGACCCAGAGCACCCAGCCGGAGGCCGAGGTGGAAGAAACCCCGACCATTTCTCGGCGGCCCATCAACATGGCGGCGCAGATTGCCTCCCAGACGACTGAGGTTCAGCAGTCAGTGGAAAGCGGCAAAACAGTCACGGTCCGGATTCCCCGGGATTTCTCGCTGACCCTGGCTGACTTCACCCAGGTTCACTACAAGGTGGGCGTAGATGAAATGCCGATCGAGCACGCCACCCACTGGTATTCGGTAGCCAGTGGTGTGGAAATCTATGATTCAAAGAAGAGCCGGGAATAAGCCCGTTTGATCAGGAGCCCAGTATGGCAATCACGGTAACGATCGCTCAGTTTCGACTGGATTTCACGGAGTTTGCCAGCCTTACGAAGTACCCGGACGCCCAGCTCACTTTCTGGCTGACGCTGGGCTCCCTTCTGATCAACGCCGACCGGTGGGGGGACGTGGTCAATTTTGGCGTGGAGCTCTACATGGCCCATAACCTCGCGCTGGGGGCCATGGCGCAGAAGCAGGGGGCCAGGGGGATCCCTGGGGCAGCTTCGGGGATGCTGAACAGCAAGAGCGTCGACAAGGTCTCGGCTGGATACGATACCGGCTCTGTGGCTGAGGAGTTCGGGGGGAACTGGAACCTGACCACCTACGGCCAGCGGCTCTATCGGCTTATGCAGCAATTCGGCGCAGGCCCCCTCCAAATTGGCGCCGGCCCGGGTTGCGCTCCGGTTTACAACACCTGGCCGGGGCCCGGGGGCTGGAATGGTGGCTGGTAATGGCGACCAAGGGTGGCACTGGGGTATTCCGGAAGGATTTCAACGGGGGCCCTGAAATGCTTATCAAGGCCATGAAAGAGATGGCCAGCAATGAGGTCCTGGTTGGCTTCCCAGAGGCCTCCACGGACCGCAAGATGGATCCCGAAGACGAGGCAGGGAAGGACCTCACAAATGCACAGCTGGGCTACATTCATGACAACGGGGCCCCGGAAGCCAACATCCCCGCCCGGCCCTTCATGTTGCCCGGCATCGAAGCTGCAAGATCCAAGCTCATCAAGATCGCCAGGAGCACGGGATTAAAGGCCCTTGATTCTGACAATCCACAGGAGACCGTCGATCAGGGGCTGCACATGATGGGCTTGGTTGCCCAGGCCTCAATCAGGGGGGTCATCAACGATGGAATCGACCCACCCCTCGCTGACCGCACCTTGCGGGAACGGGCAAGACGGGGCCGTAAGGGGGCCCAGGAGGAACTAGACAACCGCGCGAAGGGGCTGCCACAGGGGAAAGAGCTTGCCAAGCCCCTGATTGACACGGGCCAGCTTCGCAATGCAGTCAATTACGTGATACGACCCAGGAAGAGAAGGAGCAAATAATGCCGTGGCTTGACGTTTCTGATATCGTAGATGACCCGGACCTCGCGGACATTTTTAACGTGATTCAACGGCCCGAAACGGTCGATCCCGCAACGGGGCGTTCCTCCACAGGCAGCGTGGAGAATCTGGATATCCTTGGCGTTGTGACGATGCAGGACCCTGCGGAACTGATGCGCCGTGATGACAGCGACTCAGCGCCCCGCCTGATCTTCGTTGCTTCCACATTCCGATTCCGTGCCACGAGCAAGGAAGGCGGGAGCCCCTACAAGGGCGATGTCATCGTCTGGCCCCAGCCCGGGGAAGCGGGCTCCACCGAATATACCGTGATCAAGGTCTATCCGTATAGTCGCTACGGCGCCGGTTTTACCGAGGTGGTGGCCCAATCCATGAACGCAACCGATGAGGTGCTGTAATGGCTGACACCCCGGTGCTTCTGGGGGGCGGGAATCTCGTCCTTGATGGCCTGCCACCCGTAGTTCTTCCAACGGATGCCAGCTCAGGCGCTGCGGGCTTCTTGGCGCCCTTGACGGCCCCAATCTATGACAACCCCCTGGACGACTTCTTTCACGCGTTCCTGGTGGCGTTAAGCACGATCCCTGGGGCGTTGGTGCGCCCCAGGTGGCAGCCAGAGCCCCCGAACCTGCCCCCCTTCACGACGGATTGGATGGCTTGGGGCATCGTGGATGTGGATGAGGACCGCTTCGCCTACCAGGATCTGGTGGAAACTGAATCAGGCGATCAGTTTGTGGTAGAGCGCGACGAGATCCTGACCATGCTCATGAGCTTCTACGGCCCCAGGGCGGGCCAGCTCGGCAAGCAGGTTTCCGCCTCCATGCAGCTTTCGCAGAATCGGAGTTATCTCCGCACGCAGAACATGACCCTGATAGAGGTCATGGGTCAGGCCAGAGTTCCGGCCCTGCTCAAAGAGAAGTGGGTGCCCCGGGTGGATCAGCGGGTGCTCTTTCGACGCCGGGCCACGTGGGCATACCAGGTGCACACGATTGAAAGTGCGCAGGCTTCCCTGGAGAACGAGCACTATTCAACCCCGCTGGTCGTTACCGACCCACCAACAACGCCGTAAAGGAGCTCTATGCCTAGCGTTACAGCAATCATCTTGTCCCGGCAGCCGCTTTCCAACAAAGCCAAGGCCCTCAAGGTGCCGGATGGGATCAAGGTTCTAAATTTCGTGAGCGAATTCAAGAGTTTCAAGAGCTACCAGCGCTCATGGTTCATGGCAGTAGCCCAGGTGCTTACGGAATGGTTCTTCTTCTTGGACGATGACGACGAACTGCCTCCGGGCTTCACCGGGCTTCTGGATCGGATTCTGGTGCAGGCGGGGACCGCAGCACTCGCCTATACCAACGAGCTGATCATCAACGATGCCGGCATCGCAGTGGAATCCCGGAAGGCCAGCTACTCGCAAGACGAGCATGTTCGCAATGCGATGCTCTGCCATCACCTGGTACTTGGCCGGACAGATGCCGCAAAGCGGGCAATGGAGGTCTGCCCCAGGGGCGATTTCACCCCAGAGCCCATGGTCTATTTCCAAATGGCAAAGGAGGGGGCCGTTTGGGTGGACGAGATCGGCTACCACTGGTATCGGGGCGCCGGTGGGATGAATCGCTGGGTCTCGGCACTCGCGGCTCAAGGTGCTGCCCGGCGCTGGTGTGCTGCAAACCGGGAACTCTCCTCGCCCACAGAAGCGCCACCCGAATTGGTGAAGCTGGAAGCACCACCGCCCCCACAGATGGATCCCGGGCTTGCTCCTCATCGGCCCGTAAAGAAGACGGCTCCCAGGAAAACTAATCGCAGGGTAAAGGGGTAACTCATGGCAATCCGCATCGGTTGGCGAATATTTAATCCCTTTTTCACAGGGGCTGCCTACGACACGACTCAGTCTCTCTATGATCCCAATTATGATGGGGTCCTGGCGGAGCCCAGCGCAACAGACTGCTGGCACGGTGGCATTAATAACGACGGCTCCGCTATTGGCACCGTGGTGTGGACCCCGACCTGGATACCCGTTACGAGTGATCCGGAGCCAACAATTGAGTACGACGGGGGCGGCGTCGTCTTCCGCACCTCCGGGCGAGATGGCATGGGCTCCGGCACCTACCTGGACGGGGAATTGCGGATGGCCGCTACCGTCGATGCCATTCCGGTTCCCGGCTATCTTCGGATCGTCGTCACGTCAGCCGGCCCCGCCTACGGAACCGCAAATTGGGATTCAGTGGGGGCGGGGGCCCTCGTCGTGGATTTTTCAGCAGCCCCCCTAAGTGGTGATGCGCCGCTGGAGGTGCAGTTCACTGATGAAACCACACCTGCCGCCGACGACTGGTTTTGGGAATTTGGGGACGGAGGCGAGGCCACAACCCAGAACCCAATCCACACCTACGTGGCCCCCGGGACCTACGAGGTTTACCTGAATGCTTTCTCAGGCGATTTTGACGGGGAGGAATTAAAGCCTTCCTACATCACAGTCACCAGCCCATCACCCGCCCCACCACCCTCCTCAGGAACCATCATGAGCGTTCTCCCAGTTTCCCGTTTGATCCACGTCGGCGTCAATCTCACGCCGTCGGGCGCGCAGGGGCAAGACCTCTCGACCCTGCTGGTTCTCGGCACGTCGTCTGTAATTGACCCTGTGGAAATGATGCGCACCTATTCGCGCATTGAAGATGTCGCAGCAGACTTCGGCACCAGCGCCGAGGAATATTTGGCGGCCGTGCTCTGGTTCGAGCAAGTGCCCCAGCCCAGTAGCCTACTGATTGGCCGCTGGGTCGATGCCGCGAGCACCGGTGGCCTAAAGGGCGCGACCCTCTCCGCAGCCCAGCAGACCCTGAGCCTGTGGACGGCAGTCACGGCCGGCTCCTTCACCTTCACCAAGGATGCCGGCGCAGCGCAGGACATCACGGGCCTGAATTTCTCCGCAGCGGCCAACCTGAATGCAGTAGCTGCACTGATCCAGGCTGCGCTATCCGGCGTGACCGTGGTCTGGAATTCGATCTATGGCCGGTTTGAGATGACCAGCACCACCACCGGCGCCACCTCTGCAATCAGCTTCCTGACCGCAGCACCAAGCGGCACGGACATCTCAATCATGCTCGGCATGCGCAGCACCTCCAGCGGCGCCTACCGCTTCCTGGGTCAGGCCGCAGCCTCTGCAATTGAAGCCGTGACCCTTTTCGCACTGACCTTCGGGCAGCAGTGGTATGCGCTGGTGGTGCCGAGCGCCATCAATTCTGATCACTTGCTGATTGCCCCGTTCCTCGAAGCCACGGACACCAAGCACTTCTACGGGGTGACGACGCAAGAGGCTGGGGTGCTCAGCGCCGTGGACACCACGAACATCGCCTACCAGCTCAAGCAACTGGGCTACAAGAAGACGATGGTGCAGTATTCAAGCAGCAATCCGTATGCCGTGGTTTCGGCCCTGGCCCGGATCCTGACCACGGACTACAACGGCAATTCCACGGTCATCACGCTCATGTACAAGCAAGAGCCTGGCATCGTGGCCGAGAACATCAACGTCAACCAGGTCACCGCACTGGAGGGCTTCAATTGCAACGTCTTCGCAGCCTACGACAACAGCACCGCGATCTTCGAGCCGGGGGTGACGAGCTCGGGGATCTTCGTGGACATCGTGCTGGGCACGGATTGGTTGGCCGTGGATCTGATCACGAACCTCTACAATCTGCTCTATACCAGCACGACCAAGATCCCGCAAACCGATGCTGGCACCCATCTCCTGGTCACGACGTGTGAAAGCGTGCTGTCGCAAGCAGTGATTAACGGATTGCTGGCCCCAGGGGTCTGGAACGCCGGTGGCTTCGGACAGCTCGCGCAGGGGGACTACCTCTCCAAGGGCTTCTACGTCTACGCGCCCAGCGTGAACGATCAGGATCCAGCGGACCGGGCAGCTCGGATCTCGGTGCCTATCCAGATCGCGGCGAAGCTGGCGGGGGCCGTGCACGAGGTCGTAGTAGCGGTGCTCGTGAACCAATAGTAATCCAAAACCAGCAAGGATCTTTCAATCATGAGCAATGTCTATAGTTTCCTCGACGTTCAGGCTGCGATCGTGGGGCCCGGCGGGGCCTTTTCCCTGGGTTCTGGTGCCGGCGCCGCTGACGAGGGGATCAGCATCGACCCGGCCGGTGAGATCGATGGCATGCAGATCGGTGCCGATGGTGTGGGTCAGCACTCGCTCCATGCGGACAAGAGCGGCAAGGTCACGGTCCGGGTCCTGAAGACCAGCCCCGTGAACAAGCTGCTGTCAGCCCTCTACAACTTCCAGACGGCCAGCGCCGCCAGCCACGGACAGAACACCATCACGATCAGCGATGCGGTCCGTGGGGACACCATCACCTGCCGGCAGTGCGCCTTTGCCAAGGCCCCGAACCTGAACTACGGCAAAGAGGCCGGCACCCAGGATTGGGAATTCAACGCGATTGCAATTGACCGCGTGCTCGGCTCCTAACCCTTTCACAACCTGGAGAGAATAAATGTCAGAACTCGAAGTATCGGGCGCCGTCTACCGCGTTGGCAAGATCAACGCGCTCACCCAGCTCCACATCGGCCGCCGGCTCCTGCCGGCGCTGGTGGCCGTGGGGGTCAAGGCGGAGGACCTCTCCCGATCCGGTGGCGTGGCAGCCATGGCCGACTTCATGGAGCCCGCGGTCAAGATCATGGGTGCGATGAGTGATGAGGATGTGAATTACGTCCTCTTCGGCGCGTTGGCGGCCGTCAGCCGGAAGCAGGGGGAGCGCTGGGCCCCCATCACATCAGGTCCCCGTCTGATCTTCGAGGACATCGACATGCCCTCGATGGTCCGCCTGACGGCTGCGGTTCTCCAGGAGAACCTCGGCGGTTTTTTCGCACTGCTCCCCGTCGTGAGGCCTTCGCCCGGAAGCTCAGACACGGCGGGGGATCAGGCGCAGACCTGATCGCGATGCAGGGCGAGGAGGATTGGCTCTTTCGGCCGGTCCTCCGTGGGATGTACCGGGCGGAGCGGTTGCTCGATTGCTCGATCGATCTGGAATTCGTGGCCCTGTGCAATGAGGCTATCGACGTCGAGCAAGAGAACACCGCCCGATTGATGAAAAAGTGAGGCAACAAAATGGCAAGCAGCTCGGACGTTCTGCGGGAATACTTGGTCGCTCTGGGGTGGAAGGTCGATCCGGCCGGCGCAAAGAAGTTTGATTCCGTTATCCACGGCACGGAGAAGGCTGCCAATGCCCTGACCAAATCGCTGTTCTCCGTGGGCGCAGCAACGACCGCAATGGTCGCCAGCTTCGCCTACAACATGGAGAAGCTCTACTACGCCAGCAAGCGAACTAAGGCGTCAGTTGGCAACATCCAGGCCCTGCAATTTGGTGCGGAGCAGATCGGGGTCAGCGGGGAGACCATGCTGGCGTCCCTGGAGGGGATGGCGAAGTCGATCCGCAATAACCCCGGCATCCTCGCACTGATCAAATCGTTCGGTATCCAGGTTGAAGGCCGGGATATGAGCGACGTCATGAAAGACACCGTAAAGGTGTTGGCGTCCATGCCCCACTTCGTGGGTGCGCAGTTCGCTTCCATGTTCGGCATGGACGAACAGACCTTCCTCCACATGAAAGACAACATGGCGGAGATGGAGGCCGCCATGCAAAAGCGCAAGGATCTGGCAGCCAGCATGGGCGTGGATTCTGACGCTGCGGCACTTGCTTCCAAAGAGATGTTGAACTCGTGGCGAGCCGTGGTGGAGCAAGCCGGGCTGTTCAAGGACGTGATGGCCATCTCGCTCCTCCCTCTGACCAAGGAAATGTCAGATGTCACGCAAGGGGTCATGAAAGATTGGGCAAGGATCCTGCGCGAGTCCACTGGACCAAAGGCCACGGGCGGGAATTCGTTCATGGGTCGGTTGGTCGATGGGATTCGGGCAATGCAGGGCATTGGACCCTTGATGGGCGGGGGCGTGACGCTCACCAAGGAAGCTGATCGGCGTTCCAGGCTGACAAGCAGCGGGGTGGTCACGAACGAAGCCCCCAGGGCCGTTTCTGGGGCTTCTGGGGCCCCTGCGGACGAAAGGGCCGCGCGCCTGGCCAAGCTGACCGAGCTGGAAAAGAAATACGGGCTCCCGGCTGGTATCTTGGGGCGGGTCTGGAAAGCTGAAAGCAACGAGGGAAAGGACATGCTTTCGGCCGTGGGGGCCAAGGGGCATTTCCAGTTCATGGATTCTGCGGCCAAGGATTACGGGCTTGGGGATCCGAACGACTTCTCCAGCTCAGCCGATGCGGCAGCACGCTACTACAGCAACATGCTCAAGAAGTACGGGGGCGACGCCAGGTCAGCAGCGGCTGCCTACAACTGGGGCCCCGGGAATGTTGATCGCTACGGCCTGGGCCGCGCGCCGGCCGAGACGCAGGGATATATGGACAAGGTGGCCGGCCCGGCACTGAACCAGAAGACCGATATTCACGTCCACGGTGCCGATTCCCCCACTGAAACCGCCCGGCTGGTCTTCCAGGGGCAGCAACGCGTGAATGCAGACCTCGTCAGGAATCTAGGAGGGTCCAGTCAATGAGTCAGATCACGGGCTTTGTCGCAGCGGCGCTACAGATCGGCCTGCAGTCGATCATGATCAAGCCCAAACGTTCTATTGGGCCCATCGTGGCCCAGGTGACGCTGCAAGAGGTGCATACCGATACCTTGGAAATCACGGACCACCCGGTGGAGCAGGGGGCTGTAATCTCGGATCATGCTTTCAAACGGCCGGCAGAGCTGATCATCACCTGCGCCTGGAGCAACAGCCCGAGTGGCAACGGATCTAATTCGCTGCTAAATGCTGGCCTGGGCGCCACCGTGCTGGGGTTTCAGGGGGCCAATTCGGCCACGGTGCTTACTGGGGCGGTTTCCGGTGCGCTGGGAGGTGCCATTGACCAAACCGCAGCCGGCGTGCAGGCATTGCTCACTGGCAACAGCCCGGACCAAGTCAAGGGGATCTACCAGAAGCTGCTAAGGCTCCAGGAGGAAAGGATCCCCTTTGACGTCTCCACGGGCAAGCGCTACTACACCAATATGCTGGTGCGCTCCTTGCAGGTCACGACCGACAAGACCAGTGAGAATTCCCTGCAAGTCGTGGCGAATCTGAGGCAGGTGATCCTGGTCAGCACCAAGCCTCTGACCCAGTCCGCGCCACCGGAAGCCCAGCGCTTCGCAGGATCCACAAATCCGGTTACGAATTTCGGGACCAAGGTCCTGGGGCCGGCCCTGGCGGATGCGAAGGCGGCCGTGCTCCAGGGGATTCGATCCACAGCCGCATTTCTTGGGGTGAGCCAATGAGTGCCTTTCCTCTGCCAGTCAGCCCAACCGCTCAATCCTTCTTCATCCAGCTCGTGGGGATCAGCTACAAAATCACCCTACGTTGGAACGCTGTGGCGCTTTGCTGGGTCATGGATCTTGCCGACTCCGAAGAGGTTCCGATCGTGCAGGGGATCCCAATCGTGACCGGGACGGACCTCCTTGCGCCCTACGCCTATCTCGGCTTTGGTGGGGGCATCGTGGCCCTGACGGAGGGCAACCCGGATGCAGTGCCAACCTTCGACAATCTTGGCAATGGTGGCGATGTCTTCTTCGTGACGGATTGATCATGAGCGATTCCTCTACCCAGTTTGGTCGGCGTGCCTCGCTCTTTGTGGTTCGGCCGGAGTTCCGGGGGAACAACCCGAGCGCTTTCGTTCCCGAGGGGGTGATTGACCTCTCCGCAATGCACTTCACTTTCAAGACCTTTGCAGCGGATTCGGAAAGCCCGAACAACGCCGTGATCCGGGTGTTCAATCTGTCCCGGGGCGAGAATCAGAACACGGTGCAAGACATCATCAAGGGTGAGTATTCCAGGGTGATTCTCCAGGCCGGCTACGAGAAGGGCGAGTTCGCCGTGATCTTTGATGGCAACGTAAAGCAATTCAAGGTGGGCCGTCTGAATGCCACTGATACCTACCTGGATCTGCTTTGTGCTGACGGGGACCTGGGCTACAACTTCTCGCAGATCAGTCAGTCGATTGCAGCCGGGAGCACCCCGAAGCAGCGCATTGATGCCATCGTGGCAAGCATGCAGAAGTATGGCGTGACCTCGGGCTCCATCGCCCCGTCAACGGGTGGAACGCTACCCAGGGGCAAGGTGCTGTTTGGGATGAGCCGTGCAATGCTGCGGCAGCAAGCTGCGACCCAGCAAGCAAGCTGGTCCATCCAGAACGGCAAAGTCAATCTGGTCCCACTGGACGGATTCCTACCAAGCGAGCCGGTGGTGCTGAATTCGCTTAACGGCATGATCGGCATGCCGGAGCAGACCAACGACGGCATCAAGGTTAAGTGCTTGCTCAATCCAAAGATCTTGGCCGGGCAGTCGGTGCGCATTGACAACCGGTCGATCAACCAGACGATTCAGGCCGCGCCTGGCTCCGCCCCTGTGCCGTTCAATCAGTGGAGCGGGATTCAGCTCCTCGCTGATGTCACGTCCGATGGGCTCTACCGGGTCTTCGTATCAGAGCACGAAGGGGACACCCGGGGCCAGGCCTGGTATACCGAGATAACTTGCCTGAGCATTGATGCAGTATCCAAAGAGGTGAAGCCGTATGGATAGACGAGAACGTAATTCCTCCACAAGCGAGGCACTGCTGGCTGCCTTTCAGGGGCTCAAAGCCGAGATCTGGACGGCCCTCCCCGGCATTGTCCAGAGCTTCGATCCGGCCAAGATGACCGTGGTGGTCCAGCCGACAATACAAGCCCTGTGGCGTGATCCTCTGGGGGTTCAGACCTGGCAGACCATGCCGCTGTGCCTGGATGTGCCGGTGATCTTCCCGAGTGGCGGGGGATGCACGATCACCTTCCCGATCACCAGCGGGGATGAGTGCTTGCTGATCTTCGCGTCGCGCTGCATTGATGCGTGGTGGCAATCTGGTGGCGTTGGGGTTCAGGCCGAGCTGCGGATGCACGACCTGTCGGACGGCTTCTGCCTCCCGGGGCCCCGATCCCAACCTCGGGTGCTTTCTGGGGTCTCCACGAGCGCTGTGCAAATTCGGTCGGACGATGGGTCTGCCTTCATTGAGATCGAGGCCGGGGGTTCCCATGCAATCAGCGTTCAGACGGTTGGGGCGGTCACCGTTGATGCTGCCCAGGCCACGATTAACTGCAATCTGACCGTGAATGGAACGATTACAGCCACGAACCTGATCACCCCAACCGTAGCAAGTTACAACACTCACCGACACAGCGGGGTCATCCCGGGCGGTGGTTCGACCAACATCCCACTGCCCTGAGGGGACCCAATGAAATACCGCAAGCTCGACGAGAACGGGGATTACCAATTTGGGAACGAGGGGGAGTTCTTCGTGGATGATCCGGGTGGGGTTGCCCAGGCGATCAGCACCCGATTGCTGCTCATGACCGACGAGTGGTTCCTGGACTCCAACGAGGGCACGCCTTACGATCCCGACATCGTGGGCTATGGGACCGCGAACACCCGGGACCCGGCAATCATTGACCGGATCCTCGGCACGCCGGGGGTGAACGAGCTCTTGCAGTATGCAAGCAGCGTGGATCAGAGCCGCAGCTTTCGGGTGACCGCCCTGGTTGCCACGATTTACGGGGCTGTGCCAGTGCAAGCCACCCTGGCCGTTCCTAGCTGACAACACCGGAGATTACGATGCCTTTCCCTCTTGCCACATTGGCTGCCACGATCACGCCCACCGGGATCAGTGCCCCGACTTACTCGGACATCTACCTGTCCCTGCAAGAGTCATTCAAGGAAATCTACGGGCCGGACAGCTACATCACCCCGGATTCTCAAGATGGCCAGCTCCTCGCGATCTTTGCGAAAGCCGTCTCTGATTGCAATGACACGGCCATCAAGGTCTACAACGATTTCAGCCCCGTGAGCGCTCAGGGGGCTGGCCTCTCAAGCCTTGTGCGCCTCAGCGGCATCACCCGCCTATCTCCTAGCAATTCTCAGGTGGATGTGGATCTGGTGGGCGTGGTCGGCACCGTGATCGTAAGCGGCAAGGTGGCTGGCCCCGATGGGAACCAGTGGAGCCTGCCGGCCTCGGTGACCATTCCCCCGGCCGGCCACATCATCGTGACGGCCACCTGCGATACGCAAGGGGCCATCGGGGCTCAGGTCGGCAGCATCACGCAGATTGTGACCCCGACCCTGGGCTGGCAGAGCGTCAGCAACCCGACCATTGCCAGCGCAGGGGCGCCGGTGGAAACCGATGCGGCGTTGCGTCTGCGACAACAGCAATCGGTGGCCCAGCCCAGCTCGACGGTGCTGTTTGGCATCCTGGGGGCGGTCAAGGCCGTGACCGGGGTTACGGAGGCCGTGATCTACGAGAACGACACCAACAGCACAGATGCCAATGGGCTCCCCCCGCACTCGATTGCTGTTGTGGCCCTGGGCGGGGACGCCACGGCCATTGCTACAGCGATCATGCTTCGCAAGACCCCGGGGGCCTTCACCTACGGCACCGTGACTATTTCGGTGCTGGATGATGCCGGGGTGACCCATGAAATCAGCTTCTTTGTTCCATCCACGGTTGCGATCCGGGGAACTATCCAGATCAAGGCTCTGACCGGCTACTCCGGCACCACTGGAATCGCGATCAAACAGGCGGTCGCCGACTACATCAATGCACTGCCGATTGGTAATGACGTGGTGGTGGCAAGGCTGTATCTGCCGGCCCAGTTGAACGGCGGCGCGGGGTCCGAGCAATTCGATCTTCAGAGCCTCTTGATCAGCGTCGTACCCGATCCTCCGGCCGGTCTGGACATCGTGGTTCCCTTCAATGCTACGGCGACCTGTGATGTCGCCGACCTTACCCTGACGGTGGTCTAAATGGCTGATACCCCAGTTGATCCGGGCCCTGGTTCTTTGACGCTCACCGGATCCTCGCCCGGCGTGGTGATGAATACCCCGGTCGTTCCAGGATCCGGATCCCTGGGGCTGACTGGAAGCGCTCCGTCTCTGACCCAGGGGCCACACGTTCGATTGGAGGTGGGGTTTATCGCCCTGGCCGGGCCGGCGCCCACGGTCACGCGCCTGGCTGGGTTCATCGAGCTGGGCACGGGCGCCATTGCCTTGGTGGGCGCACCACCCACCGTGGCCGTTTCGAACGCGCCATTCCCCGGGGCCGGCATTCTGACCCTGGCCGGGTTGCTGCCCACTCTGATCCAAACCACGCTTGGTGATCCGCTACCGGGAATCCTGTCCCTGGTCGGATCAGCGCCAACAATCACAAGCTCGATCAACGGCCTGGTTCTGCCGGGCGCCGGCATCCTGACGCTGACCGGCCCAGCGCCGGGGATCTCCGTGACCTCGGGCGCACGGTTTGTCGATCCCGGCCCCGGGGTGCTTCAGATTCTGGGCTTCATCCCGAGAATTACGCAGTCAGCCAATGGGGTGATTCCTGGCACCCCCCAGGACTACTCCAGCCTGATCACGAGCGAGCATCGGGACAAGCCCAGATTCAAGGCAGTGGTGGAGCTTCTCGTTTCCGGCCTTACGGATGGGATGCGAGCGTTGCTATCTATGCCGGTCCTGTACCAGTTCGACAATGCCCTGGGGGAGCAACTGGATAGGGTAGGGGCGTGGGTTGGGTTGACCCGGTTCGTTCTGGTTCCATCCCTGGGGACGGTGGAACTCTCGGACGCTGACTATCGACTGCTTCTGATCAGCAAGATTGCAGCAAACCACTTCGACGGATCTTTCGAGCAGTACCAACAGATCCTTTCCAGTTTGTTCGTGGGCTACGGCTTCCAGATGATTGCCGTGGACAATCAGGACATGAGCCTTGACATTTACGTCACGGGGGCAACGCCAACCCCGTTGCAGTTGGCGTTGATGCAAGGTGGGCACCTGCCGCCTAAGCCAGAAGGGGTAAGAATTAATTCAGTGACCGTGGTTGGAGCCAACCCGGTATTCGGGACGGACCAAGATAACTCGATCATTTCCGGCCCGGATGTCGGTGCCTTCTTCTAACCTACAAAGGAGCTACACGTGGCTGCAAACCAATTCGTCCCATTCGGGCTTTCCCCGGGCTCCGGCTATGTCCTGAGCCCGGTGGCCTGGGCTGCTTCGAGCGTCAGAACCACTGGGTATGGCCCAGGCCTCTTGCTCAAGGAAAACCTAAACACGGCCATGCGGCAATCGTCCAGTATCTCGACGATGATCGCAAATTTCATCGCTGACAATCAGGCCGCCGACGTCCAGGATGACGGGGACCTGGTCACGCTTCTGGCGCAATTCACGGCGGCACTGGCCTCGGGGCCGAGCTCCGGGATCGTAGTGACCATGTCCGGCACCAGTGGGCAGATTAAATTCCCTGGCGGCATCGGGCTCACTATCAAGTTTGGCACCACCCCGCTTTACGGAATCGACAGTGTGAATGTCTTCACTTTCCCGGCGTTGGGCGCCGTGCCGGGGGCCTTTCCATCGACGTGCCTTGGCGCGCTGATCACGGCAAGCAGCGCGCTGGGCGTAACCCTCGGATCAAACTACAGCGCCGGGGCGAGCACATATACCCCGTCCGGGTTCACAGTGGCGAACGATGCGGGGTCCAGCACCTTTTTCTACATCGCGATTGGATTTTAATCATGAGGGACGATCAACAATTAGAACGTCTCCTAGAGGTTGCCACGGTTGCCAGTCTTGGGGGGCTTCTGCTTGGCGTTGCCAAGATCATCATTCACGAGAAGTATGGCACCGCCGTTCGATTTTTCCGTGGGGCTGTGAGTTCTGTGACCGTGGCTGTGCTTGCCGCTTTTGCTCTTGCTGATTCGGGGCTTAGTTTGCTCCAGCAGTGGGCTCTGATCGGTTTGCTGTCCTACGTTGCAGATGATGTGCTGAATGGCTTTCTCATCCTTGGTAAGCTGTTCGCTCACAATCCTATTTCATTTCTCAAGGATCTTTGGTCATCACTTAGGGGCGGGGGGAAGTCATGAGTATTTCATGGGACGATTTGTCAGTGATTGTAACAATTGGGACGGCCCTGATTCTAAATCTTGCGTGTCACAACGACCCAATGATTGTCGAGTCCATTATTAAGACCGCTGGGCGCAGGTTGATCATGACGGCCCAGGCCTTGCTCGTTTTCCGGATTGGTCAGGTCGTCATTGAGTATGGGGGCTCCTCCATGAGTAAACCGATTCTTTTCACCCTGCTGTTATGGGGTCTTGGCTCGATCATGAGCAGCATTGACCACATTGCAAAGAGATGGGGCAGGGATATCAGCGAACTCCTGAAACCATCAACCAATTACGAGAGAAGGAGTCATCCACGAGAAAGCACTAAACACACAACCCCGTGACTAGTTCCGATCAATCAAGACCCAAAGGAAATTTATGCTCAGAAAACTTGCCACAGCCCTGCTGCTCATTCTGGCGATGGGTGGCTTTCTCGCCGTAGTCCCCGGTTGTGGGGCGCTGGGCGTGCCGGCTCCGGAAAGCGCGCAGGAGCGGATCATCGTGACCATGAGCACCGTGACGGGCGTTCGTGAAGCCACGTTGACCCTGCTGACTGCCAAGAAGATCACAGCGGAGGATGCCCAGAACGTGCAACGACAGGCAGACAACGTCCGGGCAGGCGTCGTGATTGCACAGTCCATGCTGGCCACTGATCCGGCTGGTGCGGATGCCAAGATCCAACAAATTCAGGCAATGCTGATTGCCTTGCAGGCCTATCTGGCCACGAAGGAGAAGAACTGATGAGCACGAACAACGCCACCACCCTGATAACCCTGGTCTTGGGTCTGATCGACCAAGCGGCAGCCGCGAGCGCTCTGCTTACCAAGACCCGCGCAGAAGGACGGCAGCCCACCGAGGAGGAAATGCAAGCCTTCTTCACGGCCGATGATCAGGCCCGGTCTTCGCTTCAAACGGCCATCGATCAGGCCAAGGCGGAGGATCTGCCCGGCGCCGTGATGCAGAAGGGGCCGATCTGGGGCAATCTGTAAACTCCGGCCTTTCTAGTTGATGCCATGATGGACCAACGGCCGCTTTGCGCGGCCGTTTTCGGTCTTGGTAGATCCGGCCGGGAGGCCCGATCTACTTCGTTGGCAAGTCTGGATGTGGGCCCGTAAGGCCCTGCCATTCCAAGCCATCGAGACGCCCGCTGAATTCCTGCCACTTGCGCGTGTTGATCTCCGCGGAATCCAATTCCTCGCCCACCTCCACGGCCCACGAGAAGCTCTGCAGCCTTGCTGACCACCACCGACGCGTGGTCGGCAGCTTCCGTGCCTCCCGCTCTTGTCGCTCCCTGTCGCTCATTTTGAAGCGCACGTTGTACCAGCCTTCCCGGACGGGGAGATCCGATTCAGCATCGATGCTGATCCACGCCGTGAGCCCGATGAAGGAAGGGATGTCCAGTTCCAATTGTTTCTCCGCCATTTTGGTTGCTCCAAGTAGTTGTTCCTTAACGGCTAGGGCATGCTCACAGATAGCCTGCCACTCGTCCGCTGCTTTCTGTCGGGTCCCGTCGGATCCTAACCCGCCAATGGAATAGCCACAAAACTTGCAGCGGGCCTCCCATGTCCTGGTGCCCAGGTAGCGGTCCTTGTTTGGGTAAAGCAACACCCCGCCCAGAACGTCACAGTTGGGGCACCAGAGCCAGAGCGAATACCCGTCCGAGGTGCTGCTCATTTAGACGGCCTCCTGATCCCGGAGTTGTGATGGTGCATCAGGTGTTGCCAATCCGGATATCCATGTTCCTGCGCAACCCGGTTCAGGGCCTGGGCCTGGGTGCAGTTCCTTTCCTGTTTGTCCCGCCAGGCCATTGCCTTCATCCGAGAAATCTGCCTCGGTGAGAAATTCGGGGGATTCTGCGTTGCGATCGTAGTCCCGCCAGACCTGGAGCTTTGCGATGTACGCATAGGCCTTCTTGCCTTTGTAGATGTGGTGAAGCGCCGATGCTCTGGGGATGCCCATGCCGGCTACGATTTGCGAAAGCCGGCACCCAAGGCTTCTCCAAAGCAGCAAAGCTTCCAGCTCATACCAGGCTACGGGCTGGTTCCGGGTTCCAATGGGTCGGGGCATGGCAGTCCTTAGGCTGATGGGTGACCAATCTATACCGTGGATTGAACAACTCTCGATCCCCGATCATCCTTGATGATCGTCACGGTCCCGGCAAAACCCCCATAACCCAGGGCCCGATGATCCACCACCCAGATGGCCCGGCGCTCCCGATGCGCTCGTTCATTCAGGGCGCCAAGAAGATCGGTGATCCCTTCCTCGCTCAGGCCCTCCGTGGGCTCATCCCAAACTTCCAATGGCATATCGCAGCCGGTGCGAGCGCGGATCAGGTTGGACAGCCCGCACTGGGCAGCAATCCTTAGCCGCTGCGATTCACCGCCGCTCCAGGACTCCCACGGTACCCGTTCTTCGTTGTCGGGAGAAAGAACGCTGACCGTGAAGCCTCGGGACATGGTGCCCTTTTTGGTTTCTGCATCGACGGCAAAGCGAAGCTCCCAGTCTACGAGCCCGAGGGCCATAAGCTCGCTGTTGACCTCGATTTCCAGCTCGTCCAAGGCTTCGCTGATCAACTGTAGCCTGACCTCCTTGAAGCCCCGGACCCAGAAATTGTAAAGCGCGTGCCTTTCGTGGCTCTGATTCAGCCGACCTTGCACTTGCTCGAATTCCTCACGAACCTGATTCAAACGCTGCCCCCGTTCCTGCATCATGGCTTGGAAGGGGTTCTTTGCCCCTTCCAAGCGCGCCGCTTCGTCCTCCAGGGAGTCTAGACGCTTCTCCTCCGTTTGATGCGCTATGCGGGCGCTGCGCAGTTTCTCAGATGCCTGGGAGCTCCGGTCGATGACCTTTTGATGCTCTGCATCTAAGCGCTTCAAATCGTCTTCGGCCTCGTCCAGGGCTTGACGGAGGGCCTTCTCGAAGCCCTGCGCCTGGCGCAGCTCCGCGCCGATCTTTTCAAGGCAGCCCCCAGCCTCCTCCTCAAGCCGGGTCTGGTCGGATCGGCCAGGCTTCACCCCGCAGGTCGGGCATCCCTCCCGGTCAAGGATCCGTTCGTAGTGCTCTGTGGCGTGCGTCAAATCCCGGGAAAGCCCAAGGACCTTGTCCTCAGAATGGCGCAGCTTCTTCAGTGCAGCTTCCCTGCGATCAAAGGCAGCATCGCGCTTTTCCACCAAACCTTTGGACTCCGAGAAGGCTCGGGCTTCGGACTCGTCCGCATCCTCGAGACTCTGCTTTGCAGCCTTGGCCAGGCGCATTATCTTTGCGTGCTCCAGGGTGATCTGCGCCAGTTTGTCATGGCGCTCCCCCTCGAATGCATCCGCCTCCGTGCGCAGGTCTTTGAAGTCAGCGGCCTCAAGCCTCCCCTTCAATTCAGCCTGTTCGCTTTCCAGCCGTCGGGTGGTTCGATCCTGATCACTGGCCCTGGTGCTGGCCGTGGACGAATAGTCCAACCAGCGATCCAGCCCCATCACGGAGGAGAACAGCTGTGCCTTTGGCTCCGGCTTCAGGTCCAGGAACATCTCGCCCCGCTGCGCCATGTAGATCGACTGCAAGAAGGGCTCGAAGGTCAGCTTGAGCATGGCCAGCAGCGGGTTGGTGTCGTCCTTGGTCAGATCCACCGGCGTGGCATCGAAGATGTTGGCCAGGGTCCAGGTGTTGGGTCTCCAGGTCTTGACCAATGCAAAATGGTTCCCGGTTTCGCTCCGGAAGCAGAGCCGGACCTCGGTCCCCTTCTTCATCCCCCACGAGCCTACATCCCCAGCTTTGAGCCCGTTGGCAGTCTTGCCCCAGAGCACCCAGCACAGAGCCTTCCAGATTGTTGACTTGCCGGCTCCGTTGGCCCCCAATCTAGGCTCCTGGCGGTTCTCCCCCCGCATGAAGTAGAGCCCTGGCTCCTTCGGAAATTTGAAGCGCTGCTGGGTGCGAAAGCTGCCGAAATTTTCAATGATCAGCTCTGTGGGGGTGATACTCATTTTTCAACAATCTCCAAGCCCAGGTCAAGAACCTCGCCCCACAGCTCCTGTGAGGCTGCGAAGCGCAGCACGGCATCCGATGGGGTGGAGGACCTGGAGCGCTGTTTGTCAAGGGTCAGACTGGCCGTCGAGCGGGCACTAACCAGCTTTACCCCATGAAGCTGCGCCCCCTGATCCCGAACCCACGCCACTGCCTCCCGTCGGATTCGGTTCCACTGGTGCGCATCGGATTCTTCGAGCTCGATGGTCAGCTTGACCTGATCCTCCTTGCCAAGATCGTAGCGCTTCAGGGCTGCCAGTGATCCCACCTTGATCGTCCTGCGGCTGATCGTTTCGAAGTGAAGGTCATAGGCCTTGCGCTTCTTATCGATCACCAGGCACCGGGGCTTGAAATTATCCCCGAAGTGGACGTGATATGGGCTTCCCACGTATTCAATCTTCCCGATCACCTGTGGGACGTGGATGTCCCCGGAGTAGACCTTGCCGGCATTTAAATCTGGCATCTCATCCCCGTCCATCTTCTGCCCATTGCTTGCCACTGATCCGGGTGCCGTCTGGTGCATGAACAGAAAGTCGAAGTGGCTGAAATCCCGATCCTTCCAGTCCCGCGCCGGGTTCTTGGTGTAGGGAAGGAACATGCAGGCCGGATCCGACTCCGGCCCCAATATCTCGGTCGGCTCCGTGATGACCCGAATCCTGGACCCTTGGATGCATTGCAAGAATTTGAAGAACACGCCCCCCTGCTTCAACCAGTCGTGATTGCCTGCGAGGATGATGACTTGCTCGACTGGCACGCCAACGATCGCAGCCGTGAGCCGATTGACCAGCTCCGCGGGGTGGTAGTCCTTGGCATCCGTAAGGTCCCCAAGGATCAGTAACGTTTTGGCCCCCTCCTCCCTAATCTCGTGGGTGAGCCACGGCCATAAGCCCCAGCGGTACTCGTCGTTGGGGCTCGCCGTGAAGTGGGGGTCACTGATGATGATGGCGGGGAGTTTCATGGCATTCTGATCCTTACTCGTTTGCGCATGTCCGGCGCTTTGGGGCCATCCCAGATCGTGCCTTTTGCCTGTGGGCTCATCACGTCCAGGGCGTAGTGGAGGATGGCCAGGGCATCGGCCTCGTTGTCGTCTTTCAGGTCCCAGAATCCCTTGCGGCGCATGGCATCAATCATCAGTTCCTTGCCGGCATTGCCCTTGCCGGTAGCGTGCTTCTTGATGGTTGCCACCGGCACGCCCTGATACGGGATCTTCTCCACCTCGCACCACGACGTTAAGCTGGCCAGGAATCCCCCGTAGACATGCGCGGCAGTGGTCCCGGCGTGCCGGCGCACCTCCTCGAACATCACCAGGTCCATCCCACCAGTCTGCCCATTGAGCTGGTCCAGCCAGTGTTTGAATTTCAGGTAGCGCATGCCGCCACCACCGAAACGGTCCTGTCCGAACTCGTTCATACCGCTTGTGATGTGTCCACCGGCTGAAGTAGCCCAACCGGTCTTTGAGCCGAGATCAAGTGCGAGGATTTTCATGTTCAGCCTTTCACGGCCACAGGAACGATGCCGAACCCACCCGGCATGGGCAAGGCCCCACGGTCATCCGGCTTCAGGGGATCCGTGGATGGTGCATCGTTGCCAGGCATCCTGGAGACGTTGCGCAGCAACAATGCGCAGGGGCCACAACGCCAGCGCCGCACTACAGGCAAGAAGGACCAGCCCGCGGCCATGGCTGCATCCTCGGTAAGCACCGAGCGTTTACAGCTGTCGCTGCATGAGATGGGATCCAGGTTCATGTTGGGCTGCCCCCCGTCAGCTCGAAGGCGTCATCTTCGGATTTCCGCAATTGCTGCCATTCCTGGGTGCCGTGCGGAAGGACCTCCAGGTGTACCATATACTCCGGAGGCTGACCAGAGGGATCGACATCATGCCGGTATGTCCAGGTGCCGTCGATCTTGGACCGAATGATGTCTTTGTTGTGCACTGGCTTAATTTGATAATCCATTGTCTTCAGTTCCTCATCAGTTGGTTCGGGAAAAGGACCTACGCATTCCTCACAACTGCACCATTGGCCCATGATCGCTCCTATTTACTACTGCTGTTAAAAACGTGATCGAGGTCCCATCCGGCTTTCAGCCTATAAGCAACGGTCTCCCTACTTATACCGGAACAGGAGGCCCAGTCCTTTAGGCATTTCGTTTCCCCAAGATAGGTGATCCATCGGCTCTTTTTGCCGTCACTTTTTCTTTTCTTGGTTTCTTCAGTGTCCTGGGGCCTTGGGCCTCGCTCCTTGTTTGCTTGACTTATTTTGGCTCTGGTCTCTATGCTCCTTGTGATTCCCGTGAGTGCCCTTCTTATTGCTTCATTGTGCTCGACGCTGTTGGTTTTACCAGATCTGGCCGGACTAGATGCCAAGTAAAGGTTGTAGGGAGGGTTATGCTTGGCTATAGCCTTGAGCTCAGCCTGGCACGCATCCTCGAGTCGCGAGTGCCTCTGTTGCATACCGAATACTGTATTTTTCTTGGTACGCCTTTCAAAGGCAGCCTTACGGCCTTTAGGGGAATGGCTCCTCCCAATGTAAAGGAGCTCCCCTGTGGCCGCGCACAGCAGGTAGTAAACAAAGTGCATGGATCACCCGCCGTACTTCCGACTCTGCGGAAGAAAGTCGGTTTCGATCTTGGCCCACTCCTGGCGGACCAGCTTGCGCAGGGCCTCGCGCATGTCTTTGGCTTCTTGCCCCCCTTTGTTGCGAATGTTCGTGATGCGGACCTTGTATCCGTTCTTCGAGAAGCCCAGCTCCTTCATTTGCTCATCCCGCTTCACCTCGAACGCCCATTCGGCCATGGCCAGGAGGTCGTCCACCCCATAGCCATACAGCACCGAGTAGTCCGCCTTGCGAAACGGAAGCCCGATCTTGTTTTTCTTCACGAAGGCTTGCACCTCCACGCCGACGATGCGCTCCACCTCCCCGATCTTCCGCTTGATCTTGGACTTCTCGGCAAGCCACATGATGTGGGTGGCGTAGTAGTCGAGGGCCTTGCCCCCGGAGCGGGTCTTGGTTTCGCCGAAAGTCACGCCGAGCTTGTCACGGAGCTGACTGATGACCATGAGGTGCACCCGCTGCTCCTCGATCCGTTCAACCAGCATACGGAAGAGCTTGCCAATGGCCTTGGGCTTGGTGCCGCCGAAGCTGCCCTCGTCGAACTCGCGATCCATTTCCGCCTCATCGCTCAGGGCGTCAAGGCTATCGATGATGTAGAGCCCAGGTTTCCCCTTCCAGGCCTCCAAGCAGCGGAGCAGATCGGTGTATAGGTCTTCGACCGTCCGCATCGGGTTCTTGCCGTTGAACTCGATGCGCTCCACCGGCGCCCCCATGGCCTGGGCGTACTTGACGTCGAAAGCGGATTCGGATTCCGCGTAGCGAATCATGCCGTCCGGGTAGGTCAATGCGAAATTGGCGCAGCTTTCCATTGCAAGCAGCGTTTTCCCGGCGCTCTTGTCCCCGACAACATTGCTGACCCGGCCCAGCACCCAGCCCCCGCCTAGTGCCTCATCAATTAGGCCGCAGCCAGTGCTGAAAAACTCCATGTCCTTGTCGGCTCCGCTCGCAAAGTAAGAAGGGGCCGGGGCCCCTTCCACCTGGATACGTCGCCGACCATTGCCCTCTTCAGGCTGAATGGTCTTGCGGGTCATATCAACGGTTCCTTTCTTCACGCATGCGGCGCAGCTTAGACGCTGCTTCTTTCTCCCCATCTTCAGGCTCCGCCATCCGGCGCCTGCCCGTGCTTGTTGCCGGCGCCTTCTTGAGCTTCAGCTCCTCGCAGATCCAATCCGCCAGATCCGCCTGACCATCGGCCTTGCCCGGATTCACATCCTGCAAGGTATCTTCGCTTTCGCAAAGGGATTCCAGCTCCTCCAGGGTCATATCGTGGATGGATTCCCACGAATGCACTGGCTCATCGCGATGGCCGCGCGAACCACTTTCTCGATCGTCTCCGCGAGCGCGAGAGTTTCGGCCAGGTGCCTCGTCGTCTTCACGGGCAGGGTCACGACCGCCACGACCCCGTCCACGGTCAGAGTCATCATCCCGGGGGGACCCCCCATCACGAGCGCTTCCCCTTGGGGGGTCCCGATCCTTATCGTCGTCCCGCCCGCGAGCACGGCTTTCGCGATTGCCAGCCTCCCGGCCTGGCTCTTCCCGCTCCGATTCACGGCCGCGGTGAGACCCACCCCCGCCAAAAGCCTTGGCGATGTGGTCATAGTCGAAGTAGACGAGCTGATCCGGGAGGGGATTGTCGACGGCCCAGTCGATCCATTTGTTGGATCCAAGAGGCGAGCTACGGCGGGCGATTTTGACTGCTTCATATTTGGTGTTCCGATCCTTGCCTGTTTTCTCGAATTCAACATCGTAGCCATCCTCCGGGTCATCGATGTTCAGCGTTTCACCGGTGCGCTTGTCGACGGCCAGCTTGTTCAAGTCGGCATCGATGGTCCATGGCATGGCCCAGAACTGTACGCCTTCTTTTTCGTTGTCCCGATCGATCAGATAGACCCCACAGCGGCGCTTCGACTCGATTTCCTTGGCGTACTTCTCATCGCCTTCGCGCAGCGCCTCTGCATGTTCCTCGCTGATCGGATCCGGCTTGTCCAGCATTTTGTGCAGGTCGAGGTAGCTCCCCCGGTCCGGCCCCACGCCGTAGTGCACGTAGAGGTCAAAGCCGTAGTGTTCCGGCTTCGGCCACGTGGCCGGGAGGATGCGAATCGAATTCATCCCGTCGGCCGGCTTCCAGTTCTTGATCCCGTCCTTGATGAGCCGGTCGAACTCCTTGCCCCTCATCGAGGCACGTTTGTCGATCTGTTCGCGGGATCTGGCGGCGTAGGAGAAAGACGGCCGCGCGCCACGATCATCTCGATCACGGCCACGCGAGTCATCCGACCCCCGATCACGGCCGCGATCGTCGCTGCGAGAATCCCCGCGATCGCGGCTAGGGCGATCGCCCCGATCACTCCCACGATCGCGGCTAGGGCGATCGTCATCACCCCGGGCGCGGGTGCTTGGCCGTTCCTCATCACGATCCCGACCCCGGCTGCGTTCTCTGTCCATATCGTTTGTCCTCGTACTGTTGCTTCGCTCTGAACCAGGCCGCGAAGATAAGCCGTGAAAGCACATAGACCCCCAGGAGGGAGCCAACAGAGTAAATCAGGAATTCCATCATTGCATCACCCTTCGCTGATTCGACGACGGGTTGATTCCCCGGATGTGATCGAACGGGTATAGGGCCGCCTTTCCTGAAGGGCGGATACCTCGCTCCTGCGCTGATCCACCTTGCTGCTGTGGCTGTCCTTGGTGTAGTACTGGCCGAGATAGAGGTCACAAAGGCTACTGATCGAGAACCCCCGGGCCTTCCAGGCCGCGTAAAGCCCTTGCCACTGCGCAAGCTCCTTGCCCAACAGGTTCACCCGTTCGAAGGCCCTGGCGCGTTCCTGGTGCCTTCTGACGGCACTGTCGGCAGCCTTGTCGGTCATCTTCTCATCGTCGTCCTTGAACTGCCGATAGAGCCTGGCCTCCACTACCTTGAGCTCCTGTTCCGCTTCGGCGGCCCGTGCGCCCACGGCCGCCATCCGATCAGAAATGCGACCCATGACTTCAGCCTGGATTTCCAGCTCCTCATCGAGCTGGTGCTTGTTCACCCGCAACATTGCACGGAAGGTGTCCAGTTCAGCCATGCTTGCAGCGCTCCAAGTTATCCATGATGCGGTTCCTTTCAGGCCTATCTATACGCGCTAGCGGCCCAGAACGAATTCTCCGAAGGCCAGCAGGATTGGAGCCATTTTGTCCGCTGGGTTGCAGGGCCTGGTGAAGGCATGCAGCATGTCCAGCAGCCTGACTGCCGCCCCATCGCTTCGCGCCCCCATGATGCATGCATTCAGATAGTTCACTACCACGATGCGGATGGACTCGGCATTGGTATCCCCGAGTGCCTTAAGCCCATTGGTGACGTCATCCCACCTCATGTTGCCCTTGACCAGCATGCGGCAGAGGTCAATGATCTCCTTGTTGTCCAGCGGCGTCTCCAGGATCCTGGCGCACTCCTCGGGATCCTGGACATCGTAGACCATGTTCAGCATTACCAGCGCCCGGCGCGGAGATCCGCCACAGGCCAGACCAACTTGTTTCAGGATGGCATCCGGAGTCTTGTAGTCCTCCTTGTCGCAGACCATCTCAAGGAGATCCATGATGCCGTCGAAACGGACCGGCTTCAGTAGATAGCTGTTGCAGCGCGTGGCGATGGTCTCGGGGATCTTGCCGGATTCCGTGGTGCAGAAGAAATAGTAAACGTGCTCCGGGGGCTCCTCAACGGCCTTGAGCAGGGATTGCCATGCTTGCTTGGAGAGGCTGTGGCACTCGTCGATGATGAAGGCCTTGTTGGGCTCCGCGCCGAAGCCGTGGTACCGGGCACTGGCCGTGACCTCCTTCATCGCATCAATGCCGCTGTTGGAGGCGGCATCAACCTCGATGATTGAACCGGGGCCGCAATTGAAACCCTTGGCCAGAATCCGAGCGATTGTGGTTTTGCCGGTCCCCGAGGGGCCCGTGAGGATGAAGCAGTGGGGTCTCGTGCTGGCTGCAATGGCTTTGCGGATGGACCGGACCACCTCGTCCTGGCCAAGCACGTCGTTCAGGTGCTGGGGGCGGTACTTCAATTGCAGAGGCTGCTCCATGGGCGGTGCCGGGGCTTCCACTGCTTCAATCTTTCGTCTGGTGCTCATGATCCTGCCTTGTAAGGGTTGGGTAGGTTGAAAATGACGTCAGACCGATACTTGCCGATCTCCTCCAATTTGTCCCACTGGTGGCCCACCGAGGCCTCAACCACCAGGGGCACGTTGATGTAGTCAAAGCGATGCCGGCACATCTCCTGCACGATCCTCTGGCACTTGGACTCCAGCACTTCATCCCGTAGCACGAAGGTCAGATCATCGTGCCCATTGAAATTGCACTGGTAATCTGGGTCGTCATCCAGAATAGCAATCTCGGAAAGGGCATCCATTGCGGCAGTCACGATGTCGCATGCCGTGCCCTGAATTGGCATGTTGATCAGTTCGTTTTTGGTCATCGGCCCACGCCGGCGCCGGCCCCCGAGAGTTTCGACGTACAGTTTCTTCTCGTAGCCCTTGATCAGTCTTTCCTGCCAGGTCTTAGTGGCTGCGAAGGTGTCCCAAAATTCGGCTCCAAGGTCATCCGACACGTGGTGCGGGATGCCAAGCTGGTCCGCACAGCTCTTCATGGAAGCCCCGAAAATCTGTGGGAAGACCCATTTGTTTTTCATTTCCTGCCGAAGGGTCTTCAGTCCCTTCTCGTCCCAGTCAATGCTGAACTCCTCAACGATCAGATCCTTGATTGCCGGGAAAATGGCAATGAGCCTTTCGGCCCAGAATTTGTGCACATCGTAATCGGTCCAGCAAGCTCGGATGATGGCCTCGTCATCCGTTAGCATGCCGGCTACGCGGAATTCAATCTGCCCGTAGTCACAGGCGAGGAACCACTCCCCTGGCTTCACCTGCACGCACTGGCGCACTTCCCGGTGCTTGCGCTTCGGCCAGTTATGCATCTCCGAAGAAAGCCGGCCAGTCACGGCCACCATGCCGTTGTAGCTGGCGTGGATGATGCCGTCATGGCTGACGATCCGCTTTGTCAGCACCGGGGCCAAGTAGGTCGAACGCAGCTTCTCCAACGCCCGGGTCTCCAGGATGAGCGGGGCGCTGGGCACCTCCTTCGCAGGGATGCGGCTGAGGGCTGCCTCATCGCTCGTTGTCCGCTGGACCCCGCGTTCTTCGACATGGACCTCCTGCCTTTGGCAGATCACCTGCATGAGTTTGAGCACGTGCCCGGAATTGCCGGGATCGAAGCTGCCAAACCGATTGGTGAATTCCTTCACCTCTGGGGTCCGACGGATCTTTGCTTCGATCTCTGAAAGCTGCTGCTCGTACTTGAGGTCCAGCTTTTCGGCCGTCTCAATGTCAACGGGCATCCCCTTGTGTTGAATGCCAACCAGAGTCGGGGTCAAGCGGAGCTTCCGCTCGTACTCCTCCCGGAAGACGTCCACTGCATAGACCTTAGGCTTCAGGGTATCGCAAAGCAAGTCGGTCCACTTGGTGTCCAATCCGTTGTAGCGCAACACGGCCTTTATTGAATGCTGCTTAATCCACCCCTTTTGCGAGACATCTACGGGGCTCTGGTCTTTCAGAAAGAAGCCAAAATTGATGCGGCATTGGACATCCAGGCTTTTCGTCCCCTCGCGTTCGTCCAGGGTATGACACAGCCCCTGCGTGTCTTCCCACCCCGTCTTGCGAAGCAAGGCTTGCCCGTATTCAAAGCCGAGCCACAGCTGTTCGAAGGCCAGGTTGTGGCACACCTTCCGGCCGGACTCCAGGAGAAAGGTTCCGAAAGCCCCGCGAACCTTCTTCATTTGTGCTTCTGAGCCCCAGCCGTCCGGGTGGTCAATCGCAAAGGCGACCGTGTCGTCAAACTTGCCAATAGCCGCGCACCAAATCCTTGGATCCCTGATGTATGGTGTGAAGTCAGAGGTCTCCAGGTCCAGGCCGAGGGACTCCTGCCTGAGGAGCCGGTGGAAGGCGTCCTCTAGCCTCTGGAAATCCCCCGGCTCCTGTCCGGTAATCAGGCTAATTCCTGCATCGTATGGGGCCTGATAGATCCTTGGCTCGTCAAAGTCATCCCGGTTAAGCAGATCAACGAGTCGGTCCACATCGTGCTCGATTGCCAGCTCATATTCACTCTTCCCGTAGCTCTTCTTCTTTTCCACGTAGTTGGGATAAATCAGCGGGTAGTACCAGCAAGCATGCCGACCGATCTTGGTTGCGATCAGGGTGCCACGAAAGGCAAGGGCATTGCGGTTTAGTCCGGTTGCCCAGTTCAGCGGCAGGTCACCCACGCCAACAACCACCAAGGGCCGGCGTTGCTCGATGTCCTCAACGATGCGGCCCCGACAGCACTCGATCTCGACTTGGTCCGGGTTCATATTCCGCTCTTTGTCGATCAGCGGCGGCATGCACTGCGTGATGTGGTTGCTACGAACGTCCCGCCAGACCTTGTCCCCGAACTGGGATTTGATAGCCCGGCCGGCAGCACCTTTCCAATGCTGCCCGGACTCATCCTCGTCCAGGTTCGGGGCCGTGCCGAGTAGATAGATCAGCGGGGTGTCCGAGCCGGATGGTGTCATTTTCGGGGTGATTCTTTCCTGCCCATCCTTCTCCCTGGGGCACACCTCGCAGCCCATCTTGTTGAGTGCCGTGATGGGGATATCCCGGGCCTTCCCCGAAGGTGCACGCGTGGCTGCCTTCGGTGCCCGCTTGACTTCGTTGTACAGGAAGCCCACGGTTTAGCCTTTCGAAGCTGGGGCACTTACGTGCGCAATGATGTGCAAGAAAGCCCCCTCATCCGCCATGATCAGAACCTTCTCGCCGAGGGTCATTCTGGAGCAGAACTTGGATCCACGTACCACGATGGCCGGATCCACGCAGAACGTCAGCTTTTCATCAGGGCCGGAGGAGAAGCTGAAACTCTCATCGCTTTCCCCGACCTGGGAGGTGCTGCGCAGCTTCACAGTGCCGTCGTCATAGGAGACCTGGGTCACCTTGTCCAGCTCATTGCCGAGTACGAGAAGCTGTCTAGAGAAGCACGCATCGAAGACGTCCGGGATTGGGGACAGATCCTTGCCAATGCGCTTCACGTCGACGTGCCGCTTGATGATCTTGTGGAAATCCAGCGGCTCAAGGTCCGCAATGGTCTTGGTGAACAGGATTGCCCGGTGCCCACTTTCGGCCACGGCGTCTCCGAATTCAGCCATGACCGCCCCGGGGATCATGAACAGCGTGATGTGCTCCGGAAACGCCTTCGCAAGGGCGATCAACTGGTTGCAGAAGAACGTGGGCAGGATCACCGGTGAATCCCCGGGGAGCTTGATCTTCGTTCCTGTGCCGTGCCTGGAAATGGTGTAGTTGTCCGTGGCAAAGAGAACGGCCATCCCCTGGTCGTCCACGTCCAGGGTCACGCCCATGGTTGCAGGATGGTTCGGATTGTTCCCCACGGACACAAGGCACTTGTCAATCCCGGCAATCACTTCCTTGGACAGTGGGATCATGGCCCCCTCGTCCATGGGGATCTGGAAGGGGAAGCTCTTCAGCGGCATTGTCGGTACCTTCAACTTGGACCGCCCGGAGCTGATCAGCAGCGTCTGATCGTTACCGGTGCGCTGGAGAAGGACGTTCTCCGCCGAGAAGCTGCCCAAGGTTTTGATCAGAAGCTCCCCGGGGATGCAGCACGGCTCGGGGAAATCACAACGCACTTGGATGGCTGCAATGTCGTTGTGAGTCAAAGCAAAATCGCCGTCGAAGGCGATGTGGTTGTAGGCCGGAATGAAGGTCTGAACCGCCAAGGCCGGCCGGATCAATGCTGCGATCTTCAGCAGGGTTTCACGATTCATCGTTGACTTGTCGCTCATGATTGGCTTCCGATGGGGGTGGGATGATGGATGGACTCGGGGTTCCCCGACTTGGATCCGAGTAGAAAAAGAAGCTAACGAGGATGGCTGCTTGGCTGCTTGGCTGCTTGGCTGCTTGCGCGTACTTCCCCGCTATGTTTGATGGGTCAAGCCCCGCCAAGTAAATCAGCATTTACCTCCTCCGGCTCCCCAACGCGCTCCAAGATGACCGCATTACGCTGGCGCAGCTCCGGAAAGTGTTGATCGTAGTGGCATTGGTTGCGTGGGCAGCTTCCAGCGCTGATCTCGAGGTCCACGGCATACTGGCACCGCCCGTAGCAGGGGTGGTCAATCAGACGGCTGCGAGTGAAGCCCTTGAGTGGCCTCAGTTTGCTGCCCATGTATTCCAGATAGGACACCAACAGCTCTGGATGCCTGCCGTCAATCAAGCCATCACCGTAGCCAGTGATCTCATGCCCCGGGGCACTCACAAGGTAAATGATCACAGGAGCCCCTGTTGACGAACGGTGTAAGGTTGGAAGGGCTTCTCCAGCTTTGCCCGGCTAACTTCTCGGAAGAAGGTCACATTGACCACAGCTCGGTGGAAGTAGTTGTCCTTGCACTCGGCGTAGGTCTTGCCGCAGTAGCTTAGCCAGCGATCCAAGATTGCCCGATGCGCCGGGGGGAGGCTATCCCCGTGCTTCTGGTCCTGATTGGCTTTCGGGTTGTTGGCGCTGACCGTGATCACGCTCGGGGTTTGATCAAAGACGAATTCTCCATCTACGAGCTGGGGCAGGTAGATGGCACCATTGGCCGTAATCTTGATCCAGGTGGTGCTGTCGACTGAATGCCAGGGATAGCGGAACATCAGCACCAAGGCCGTCATGCCAAAACCGTGGGTCTTGACCTTCGGGTGGCCGTCCTTGTCGCAGATCCGCAGGAACAGATCATCAAGCCACGCGCGGCGCTCCTTGGATGGAATAGAGACGAGGCCGCCAATACCGATGTAGGTGCATCCGTGGGAGATCATCCGGTCGAGGAAGCGCCAGGGCTCCCCATAGTGGAAGACCGGCAAAGGATCCAGACCCTCGCGCTGCATATAGAGGAAATTTCGCCATGTGGCCTCGGCAGCTTCTTCCCGCTCCTTCGTGGTCGCGCTTCGCCCGGGGGCACCCGGGATCACATCAAGGCAGGCATAGGCTTCGATCTTCTCGATGTTGACCTTGATGAAGGCACAGTACTCGTCCAGGTCGATGGCGGAGTTCTTGGACCATGCAGAGTAAGCGCCGGAGTCCAAGAAGAAACGGAATTCGTCAGGAGTGATCATGTCGAGCTTTCCTGGGTTGCGCCCCAGATCATGAAAGGAGCCCAGGTAGATAGCATGTCCTCCATCTACCTGGGCACGGAGCCCTTCTTTCCACGCAGTGGTTGAAAGCCAGGCCAGCACGGCTACTCGCGGCAGAGCGCCATGAATTCGGCCCGGACCTCTGACTTCTCGCGCAGGGCACCGCGAAGGGCACTGGTGGTTGTGGTGCTGCCCTGCTTGCCCACGCCACGGGAGCACATGCAGAAGTGCTTTGCGCGCATGATCACGCCGACCCCCAGCGGCTCCAGCGCTTCATCCACGCAGTCCGCCACTTGGTGCGTGAGCCTCTCCTGCACCTGCAATCGCTGGGCGTAGGCATCGACCACCCGGGCCAGCTTCGAGAGGCCGACCACCCGACCATTCGGGATGTAGGCCACGGAGGCTGTGCCAAAGAAGGGGGCCATGTGATGTTCGCAGTGGCTGTAGAACTCGATGCCGTTGACCACCACCATCTCGTCCACGCACAGCTCGGCTCCATCGGTGAAGGTCTTCAGCAGCTTTCCGGGGTCCTTGATGGCATACCCCTGCGTCCATTCCTGCCAGGCCTTGACAACGCGTCCTGGCGTTTCCTGGAGCCCTTCCCGGTGGGGATCCTCGCCGATGTTCCACAGCAAGGAGCGCACCGCGGTTTCAGGCTCGCAGCGCGCGATTCCTTCTGTGATCCTTGGGGGCTTCCTGGCCATGATTACACCGCAGGGCCGAAGTCATCATCGTTTGGCATCGGATACCCCAGGGTCGTCCCCAGGTCCAAATCAAAGCCGAGCTTTCCTTTGAGTCTATGGATGTCCTGCGCGAGGAGATGGATCTGGTGCTCGTTCGTGTAGGGGGTTGTGGGCGGCATTCCCATCTTCCCCTCCATCACGGCCCGTATTACCAGCGGATCGGGAAGGCCGGCTTCAAAGAAGCCATGGGCCCGCAGCACGCTGGCGTGGTCACTGCCGGTTGGCGGATACTTGCCATCGTAGGCCGTGTGCGTGAAGGCAAGGGCGGGGTAGCATCCCTTCTGTTCCAGGGCGAAGTGAATCGACTGCGCCTTGTCCAGCCACATGAGTGGGGCATCGATGCGCAGGCTCCCGTGCATGAGGCCAAGCGACAAACCGATCGTGGCCTCCATGGAACGGATGAAGGAATTCCGGCAATCCGGATAGTTGGCATTGTCAGCTTGGCACACGCCGGTGACCAGCACGCCACAGCCAAGGGCCACAGCCCGATTGGCAGCCATCACCAGGAACAGCGCGTTGCGCATGGGGACGAAGGTCTTCTCTACCCGGTCGCCGATGATCTCGTCCATGCTGTCGAAGTCGGTGTAGGTCTCCAGCGGCTGTGTTGAATCGGTCAACGGGCTTGTGCTTTCCAGCACCGGGCCCAGGCCCACGAAGTGGTGGGTGATGACATCGGCCAGACAGGCGACGCGCGCGGCGGCCCTGATCTCTTCTGCATGCGTCTGCCCGTAGTCGAAGGTCACGGCATGCACTTCCTGGAAACGCTGCTTGGCCCAGAAAAGACAGGTGGTGCTGTCCTGCCCACCGGACAGGATGACCAGGGCTTTGTTCGATGACAATTGGTTCATTGGAATCTCCATGGTAGGAATGAAAAAAGGGCGCCGTAGCGTTCTAGCTATACGGCGCCCTTGACGACGGCGGCCACCACGGCCGCATGAAGCGGGCTACTTCAGCTTGCCCGCCTTCTTCAGCAGATCGATCATCTTGTGCGCTTCGGCGTAGTTCATGTTCAGAGTGTTGTCCTGAAACTTCAGATCCTCTTTCTTCAGGATTTTGCCGATGTCCTCAACCGTGCGGGTCAGGTCTTCAATGATCAGCTCGCGGATACGAGTGCCCACCGACACCGGGCCGTTGCTGGCGCGGGTGCGCTTGCCGTCTTCGGCAGGCGCTTCCTTCTTGACTTCCTCGGTCTTGTCGGCGCTGCGGCGGCCGGCACCACTGGTTTCTGCCTTGCGCTTGCCTTCGACCTTGATGGATTCCACGCGATCCCGGGCAAATTCCTCCTCGGCCCCGTCGATCTTCAGGACGATCAGCTCGCCGTCCATCTCCACCAGCTCGCCGGTGATGACCTTGCCACGCTTGGTGGTGACCGTGACGGTATCGCCCACGACCGGATCCTTGGGGCCTTCTTCGGCCGGATCAGAGCCCCCGGCAAGGGGTTCCACCTTCTCGACGCGGTCCATGGCCAGCTCCTCCTCGTCCCCGGCCGGTGTCTTCAGGACGATCAGGTCCTTGTCGAGTTCCACGATCTTGCCCGTGACGACCTTGCCACGCTTGGTGGTGACCTTGACGTCGTCCTTGACCTTGGGCTCGTAGGCCTTGGCGGGGGCTTCGGCTGACACGCGGCGCCGGCCGGTGGCGGCAGGCGGATCCATGTCCGGGAATTCCGGGAGCGACTTCTTGGCCGTGGCGGCATCGGCGCTGTCGTTCATCCAGTCTTGGGCTTCCTTGCTGAGCCCGTCCCAGACCTTCTCGGGAACCTTGTTGACGGCCATGGCCAGCCGCAACAGGAAGGTTTGCCGATCCTCGTCCTTCTTGGGATCGACTTCGGCGGCGTCGCACAGTTCCTTTTGGATCTTGCTCATTTGGTTTCGAAACTCCTACTTGGTGGTTGCTGTGGAAAATCAGAACGGCGTGGCCGTCCACGTAGCTATACGCTGGTGGAAGTGAAATAGTCCTCCACCAGCTTCACGGGATCGAGTGCCGGGTCGAGGCCCAACAGTTTGTTCAGGTGGCGGGATCCCCCCGCCTTGTTATTCCCTCCTGCGCGCCATGCATCAAAGGCGGCCTCCAACAGTTCCTTGGGGGCGTCCAGGAAAACAGACAACACGAGGCGGACCTCCTTTGGAGCCTCCTTGATCATGACCATAAGGAAGCCGCTGTTCTCCAGGTCGCCCGGGGCTTCGGCAGCCGGACCTGCGCCAGAATCCACACTGATGCAATTCCGATCTTCCGTGTCGTAGCTGGCCATGTCCGAAAAGCGATTCGACCATGCCCGCTTGAACAAGGCCATGAAGGCCTGGGGCGTGTCGTATTCCGGGCTCTTCGGGAAGCGCTTGCAACAGCGAAGGAAGCACTCGTATGCCTCCTGCATAACTTCGTCCCGGGCCATCGTGCGTTCAACGCGCCAATAGGACAGGGACCCTTTAGAAAGCTGGTTGACAACCCAACCCATGATAGGACCTTCAAAAACCGGCTGGTAGCTCATATGGCAACCCTCTTCTTATAGGGACCCCGCTTCTTGCCCATGCGCGCCAATGCTGCCTTTGCCTGGATCTCTGGCGTGATCCAGTGATTGACCCTGCCCTTCATGGAAGCCGAAAGCTGATCCCGGTGCTCCTGGCTGACGGGTCGCCCCGCGAGCGCCTGGGAGATCCTTTGCCGCGTCTCATCTCGGAGTGGCACCCCAAGATGACCAGCGCTAGAAACGAGCCGTTGGTTGTACGGCGGCTTGTGCTTCATGATTGCCCCTAGTTCCGCTTCACAGGCCCTGGAGAAAATCGTAAAACGCTGGTAGAGTCCCAATTCAGTTTTGACTCCAGTGCGCCGGTAGAAGTCTTTCCATCGCTTCTCTGGGTCTACGCTTCGACCGATATAAATTATTCCACCGTGAACCGGGTCCAGGAGGTAATAAACGTAGTGGACGATGGGCCCCTTGAATTCTGGTTTATACACTGATGAATCTCCGTCGAGTGGTTTTGGTTTCAGATCCCATGGCCGCGCCTTGGGAAGCCGGCTGGGAGGGCGATTCTAGACGGATCAGGCGCCGGTGGGTCTTCGTTGGCGCAGCACCGGTGAAGGTGCCATTGCGCACAGCTTCCAGGATGGCAGACAGATCCGTCCCGGCCACGGTGGTGTTGGATGGGGCGACCCAGGCATCTACCCCGTCACAGATTCCCACCACGCTATGGTCCCCCGGGACCATGAAGATCTTCACATCTCGTTTCCGATGCGGATCGTGGTACCCGGCGAGATGCAGGCACCCCTGGAAATGACTCTCAAACAGATGGTTGTATTTCATACGAGCGCTCCTTGCTCCTGGCACCACATCTTGGCTTGACGCGCAGTTAGCGCCCCGCCATCCTTCTGGTCATACGGCACTTTGACCGCTTTCACGTTGTGCATGAATCCCAATTCCTGCTTCAACCGCATACTATCCACGAAGCCCAACGTAGTTGCGTTGTCCATCATTACCAGCTTCAGATCGAACTGATCGTCTGCCGCTGACAGCATGGCCGCTTGCTCCTCGCTGACTGAATTGGTGGACAGGGCCACTGAACGCACGCCGTACTTTTTACCGTAAAAATCGATCTTCAGTGCATCAACGGGGCCTTCCTGGATCACCAGAACCCGGCCCCCTTCGATGATGCAGTCGTGATTGTAAAGCGTCTCCTTCGGCGGCACTAGGCAAAATTCCCGATCCAGATCCTTGTATCGCACGGTCGCAGGTCCGATTGCTCTTGCCGTCCACGCCACCATTTTGCCGTCAAGGTAGTAGGGCATGATGACCCGGCCGGTGTAATTGCCATCCCTGGCAGTTCGGAGGTCGTAGTCGTGCACCAGATCGAGGATGTCCCGTTCCTCGAAGCCCCGTCCGTAGAGGTAGTTCCAGGCGCGCCGGGTTCCGATCTTGTCCGTGATTGGCGCGGCGTAGCGGTCATGTTGCAGGAACTCACGGCGGACCTCCTCGGGCCTGCCAGTTTCAGAGCCCCGGCCCAGCAGCCTTGCGGCTGTGGCATCAAATCCTTCCGGGTCTACATAGTCCTCCCCAAGCCCTGCGGTCTTTCTGGCAAGCCAGTAGGGGATCCCCAACAGCCGCATGATCAGCCGGACCGGGCTCTTTCCACTGTGGGCCGCGCGGTTCCGCCAACAGCTCCACCAGCCGGTCGTCAGGTTCAGTCCCATGTGGTAGCTCGGATCCGCAGAGCCGCATAGTGGGCACCGGATGTTGATCTCGCCCCGCTTCACATTGGGTCCGCGTTCAATGAACGGGATGCCCTCCCGCCGTAGCAGGTCGGGCCAGTCAAAGATCCTCACAGCCAACGTGCGTAGCGTTGCCGGAAATCCCAATCGCTCATCTCCAGCCGCTCCCTTCTGAGGAGCTCTACCACGTCCGCAACATCCGTTGGAACGTTGGCGTAGAGCTTGGTCCAATCACGAGCCATGGATGCCCAAAGCTTGTTGGCGAGCTTTCGAAGGTTGATGTGTCGACTTGCAAGACGTGCCATTTTTATCTCCATGTGGCAGGGAAGCCGATGATATCACACCTGACCGCCTAGTAACGCGCTGCGGGTTATACGGCCGTTCACCACCTTGTCGTACAGGTCATTGCCCTCCGCGATGTCCTGTAGGATGCCGGATTCGACGGTGCCCCGATAGGTCAGGTCATAGATGAAGCACCGATGTTCCTGACCTGGGCGATGGATGCGCTTAATCACCTGCTTGCGTTCGGTGGGGCTGCTCGGGCTTTCGTAGAGGATCATGTAGCGAGCCACCTTCTGAAGGCCGTCATTGCCAGTGCCACCAGCACTAGAATTCATGATCATCACCCGGCACTTCGGGTCCGTCATGAACCGTTGCCGGCTTGCGCTCTTGTCCTTGGTGCCACCATAGAACCACTCATAGTCAAGACCCATGTGCTTGACCCTCTCTACCAGCATGGCCCCGGTGGCGGTGTAGTCGTAAGCGATCACGGCCTTGGTGTCCCCCATCTCATCGAGCAGCCGCTCGACCCCATCCAGCTTGGAATTCTGTTTGAAATAGACGACGTGGTCCCCGTGCTCGTCCTTCCATGCGAGGTATCCGGAGCAGATCTGGCGCATACGCAGCCAAGGCGCCTCAAGCTCCTTGAGCTTCCCCTTGGCGTCCAGAAGCCCCTGCACGGCCCGCAGATAGTGCTCCCGTTGCTCCGGACACATCTCGAAGTGTTGGGACCTGTGCACGCGCTTCGGAAGATCAAGGACCTCGTCCTCGTCGTAGCGAAGCGACCTGTGCTGGAGCATCCTGTGGAAGGTCGGCGACTGGTGCTTGTTGAAGATGTACTTAACGCCCTTCCACGGGCTGATTTTCTCCGTGAAGAGGCTAGCCCGGAACAGCCCAAGATTTTCGCCGAAGGTCTCGCCACGATCCACCAGGTAGAACTGGGACCAAGCTGCTTCTGGGTTGTGGCCGAAGAGGGTGCCTGTGGTCGCGTAGCAATAGTCCACACGCTTCGTGATCTGACGGAGCAGGGAGAACCACAGGGATTGATGATTGGCCAGCTTGTGGCTTTCATCAATCCCTATGAAGTTGTATATCTTCAGAAGCTGCCTCATTTTCTTCTCGTCCTTGACCAGCTTAGACCTCCCGTTGATCTTCTCTTTCACGCTCAGTGCCAGGTGCAGCCCCTGGTAATCGATGAAAGTGATGTCCCCCTCCGGCTCAATCAGCCGTTCGTATTTCTCGCCGATGTCCGCCACATCGCAGTGCCAGGGCTCCAGGTTCGAGTGCCTGAGCGTGTCCTCCCACCAGCTGTCAATGTTGATGAGCCTGGGCACGGTCACCAAGGCCTTGGTCAGCTTCCCTTCCCGCTGCACCTGGGTGGCTGCATCCAGAATGATTTTGCTTTTCCCCAGGCCCATGTCCAGCAAGAAAAGAAAGCGGGGGTGGTGAAGTGCGAGGTAGAAGCAGACAAGCTGGTGGAGCCACGGGTCGGTTTTGAAGTAGGGCCGAACCCGGAGGCCCCTCAGCTCCCCCATGATCTGATCCCTGGATAACTTCTTCATCCACAGGAAGCTGTCCAGTTCCCTGGACAAGAATTCTGCTACGGCCCCTTTCTTAATCATTTCCTGGCCGTCCTTCTGGTGCCCTGACTCCGGGCTGGTGGCTTTTGCCGGTCTTCTTCCTCTTCGTCATCTTCCACCCGATGCCGGCTACGTTCCTTAGTCTTATCCTTCATCATTTCCCAATAGTCCCCAGACTTCAACGGCACAGAGTCAAGGCAGAACTGTCCTATTGCATAGGCTTGCGTGATCAGCACCGAAAACCCGTCCCGCTGGTTCCGGGCCTTCTCCACCAGGATCCGGGCCAGGCCCAGCCGCTCCTCCATGTCCGTGCGAGAAAGCGTCAGGCAAACGTCCACGGTCGCCAGCTTGCTGATGTCCTCGGCAACCATGGCCCCCGTGACTGTTGTGGCCTCCTCGCTATCCCGGTTGCCCTGACTGACGGCCACGCAAGCGCAATTGCGCTTGACCCCGAGACCCCGGAACTCCTCAACGATGCGGCCCAGTTCAACGCGCTTGTTCTTTAGATCGTGCTTTAACAGATCAGGGTAGTCAAGGCAGATCAGATCCGGGACAAAGCCCTCGAAGCGCTCAAGCTGGTCAAGATAGGACTCAACGTCCGCCATGGTCGCGGACCCGTTGGGGAATTGCTTCAGATAGATGGGCTTGCGACGGCTGAAATCCCGTGTGATCCTGGGGGACAGGCTTTCCCGATCTTCCTTGCGGCCGAGGCTGAGCCTCTCGACTTCTTCGTAGAGCACGTCCTCCAGCGATCCATCCCGGTTCTTGATGAGCTGGGCCAGCCTGACGGTAGATTCCCTCTCGGTCACGGAGAAGAAGGTTTGAACTATCCGCGCCGCATAGCGCTTCTCGCTCATTTCCAAGGTGATGATCACCACGCTCCATCGTTGAAGAAGCGCCATCTTTGCGCAATGCGTGATGAACCACGACTTGCCGCGCCCCCGAGGGGCAATCAGCATGAACAGCTCTTTCCTGCGTGGAAAAATGCCGAGCTTATCTAGCTCCGGAATGCCGAGCTCGAACCCGGGCTCGTTTAGATCTCCTTCCAGGAGCCCCGCCATTTGGGCCGGATCCTTGAGGTTCAGCCCAGCATCGAAAGAGATCACTTGCTTCGACAATGCCTTCTGCATTGCCAGCTCGGCCGCCTCAATGTTGCCGGCTTCCATGGCCTCCACGGCCTCTACGAGGCCAGACTTGAAGGTCTGCCCACGCACGAACGCCTGAAGCTGTGAAATGACATACTGGGCATTCAACGAGTCTTTAGACAGGAACAGATTGTCCACGAGCCGCTTGTAGCTGGTAGCCTTCCGAGCATCATCCCCTTTCAGAATGTCCTCGAGGTGATCCGGTAGGTGTTCCTTTACGGCCCCCCCATATTGATCGATGAAGGAAATGGCAATCCCCGCCACCTCTCGAAACACCGAGGATTCGAAGAGCTGCGGGGTCAGTGCCGCCCTGGCAATCTTGCAGTGGGCGTCGTCAAAGCATAGGAGCGTAAGGAGATTTTCCTGTAACGCCCCACTGAGGCGTTCGTCGCTCATGCGATTCGCCGACGGATTTCGTGCTCCACGTCGGCCAGGGTCGCAGACTCGAGCTTTTCTGCAATGCCCACCACGTGATGAAGCAGCCACGGCGAGAGATAGCCAGTTTCCACACCGCTTGCATTGATCAGGAACACGGGCTTACGGCGCACTACGGCCGCATAGAAAATTTCCATGGAGGTCCCCACGGATGGCCGATCGTAGTAGGCCAGCACCCCATCACTCAGATTGATGTCAGACAGGTCCTCTTCCACCACGCCCGCGGCTTGCTCCGGCCTCCAGAAGAGGTTTCGGTAGTCACGGTCCATGGGATCACGACACTCGCCTGGCCAATTCTGCTTGACCCAGTCTCTCCAATCCCGGCATTCAGAGTCCGATCTATCTTGGATCGGGCCACAGAGGTAGATCGTCAGCGGCCTGAGCTGCTGTTGAATGGTCGGGGCATGGCCAGCCAAGTCGAATGGGATCGTGTTCATGATTCAATCCTTGATAAGGGTTGCTGTCTTGGCTTCTTCTACAGCCATTGAAAGCAGCTCGGCTGTGTAGAAGTCGGTGGTTACGAGTTCAACGGCCACCCCAAGAGCACTAGCACCGGCGTTCCAGCAAGCAACGGCAATATTCAACAAATCTCCCTCATTCACTGACTGGAGGCTGTCTGATTCAAAGCCAACGGTGTTGGCAAAAATTACACGGAAGGCTTCCACCTGTTCCGGGGTCATGGTCGGCATAGTGCTACTCCTGGATTTGTTCAAACGAATCAAGCATTGCTTTGGTCACGTCGATGTCATAACGGCCACAGAATCTATACAGGGCCTGAGCTGAAAAGGAACGAGAAAGGCTGGGAGGCGTTTCCTTCCATGGGAACTGAGGATGCGGGAGCTTGATCAAGCCCAGGTTCCGGTCAATCATCGGCCCCCACTTCTCCCTCAGCGGACGAAGGAGCGCCGGATCCTTGGCTGCCTTGGCTGCACGAACCTCCCCGACCCCGGGGATCCCCTCGATGTCGTTGTGAGTGCCTTGCAAGGCCGTGGCGAGCATGAACTGCTCCGGGGTCAATCCCTTGTCCTTCATCAGGGATGCCCCGGTCACGAGCTTGGCAATGGAATCCCGGTAGATGAAGAAGCGATCACACCCCAGGAGCTGGAACAGATCGCTGTCGTTGCTCGCCGCGTAGATGCAATCGTACCTGGATCTCCTCTGCGCTACGCAATGGCCGATCAAATCATCGGATTCGAACCCGTCCACCCCCCACAAGGGGAGCCCGATAACCTCGATGGCATCCAGCACCAGCTTCATGGATTGGGAGTACATCAGGAGCAGCTCATCATCCGCGTTCTTCTTGCGAAGCTGCTTGTAGTCTGGATAGGTCGCACTCCGTAGATAGGGTTTTCGATCCTGACATATGACGATCTGGTTGGCCCTGGTTTCCCGAATGGTCTTGGCCAGGGTCGTGAGGAAGCCATAGAGCCCACCGGTGAAGGTGCGCCGGCTTGTCAGCATCGGGTGCGCTGCGGATGCACGGTAGACCTGGTAACTCAAATCCACAGCAAGGAGGATGGGGAGACGCCCAGCACCGCGAGTCATCCGAGCTTCTCCCGGTTCTTCTCGTCCGCGAAGCTGTGCGCCCTCTTCCAGCGGTTTTGCAGACGGGCGCACAATCGGTGCCACTTCACGGGCACGGCACTTACGCGCCAGTAGCCGTTAATCTTGCGGAGATGGGGCTTTTCCGCGCGCCTGACGTCAGCGGCGCTCATGACAGCCCCACGTAGAGGTGGGTTTGTAGGGAGAGGCGGAACCCGTACTTGAGGCAGAGCTCCCCCGCGTGATGATGATTGGCTTCGTTCCTGGTGCGATCCAGAAGACCGGGGGTCCAGAAGGAGACAGCCTCGCCCTCGTTTCGAGCCGAGAGGTCCCCAGGCTGCGCATTTGCCTGGGTCATGAGCTTCAGTGGCCTGCCTTCCTGATAGCAGTTCATGGGGGATACGTAAACCGGCTTCTCCTGTTCACGCATCCATTCATAAGCCCAATCGGGGGGCATGTGATAGGCATTCAGGGGGTTGGAATCAACCACGAATTTCAGGCAATCGGCTCGGGACAGAACCGCTTCCAATGGCCGGAGATAGCGACCTTTCACTGGCCCGGCCTGGCCCGGTTCCGTGCACTTAGGGCTGACGACAAGGGTCGTGTTCAGGGGGAGCAAACGTTCTATGAGCCCGTTGCTTTCGACCTGGATTTCTGCCCACTTGCTTGACTGGTGGAGCAGGAAGCCGGCCAGATTCGCTTGCAAGGTGGGCTCCCCACCAGTGACCACCAGGACAACCTGATCCCCGGCTGCGGAAGGGGCAAAGCCAAAGACAGCCGTCAGGGCGTACCGTTCGATCTCATCAAAGGTCATCCATTCGCCTTTATCGAAGGCAGTGTCACAGAAGCTGCACGCCAGGTTGCACCTGGCCAGGCGCACGAAGACGGCCGGCCGGCCGGTGAAAGGCCCCTCTCCTTGTAGGGTGTAGAAAATCGAGGTCACCAGCAGGGAGTTCATCGGGGCGTCCTTGAACGCCCTTTGCCCTGTGATTTCGTTGGTTCCGAACATGATCCGTGCTCCTAGGGTTGATGAATCGCGCTTGATCTATACCAGGCCTTTACCAGGTTCAGCGTCATCACTGTATAATCGTAGCGTTCTACATCAACCCAAGGAGCATCCGACATCATGGCAACCCGCACCCCGAACCTGAGCATCAAGCAAGTCATGACCCTCGCAGGGGTCTCCCACATGGCCCTCTACCACTGGCGCGCAGGATCCACAAAGCGCGAGGCCCTGCCGACTGTGGCCGGCGAGGGCCCCCGTTCCGTGGCCTTCCAGCCCCGCGTGTTGAAGGCCTGGGCAAAGAAGCATGGGGTCACGTTGAAGCAAGATCCCGTGGCCGTGGCGCTGGGCGAGGTCGAGCTGGAGTCCCCCAAACAGGCCACGAAGAAGTCTGCCAAGCCGGCCACGAAAACGGCACGTAAAGCAAAAAGTCGCACCAGCCACTGAGGCTAACGTAAGGCCACGAGCCGAGAAAGGATTGATCATGGGAACCCCTCGTAAACGCATCACTGGGCTACGTAATCCGGGCTACGTAGGGGTGTCGAGGGATTCCCTGTCAGTCCCGGAAACAGCGAAAAATAAGCAAAAAGTCTCCGTGCAAAATCCCACCACCCCCCACCCCCCCTACGAAGTAGGGGTGGGGGTGGGGGCCTGCATGCGGCCGGGCGGGGGCGTGGATGCCCATGCGCCTATGCGCGAAGGCGCGGACGCCCATGCATGCGCGAACGAGGTCGAGTCTATCCTCGAACAAACGAAAACGCTTACGTCCAAGCAACGTCAGGAATTACTAGACCAGTTAAGCCTCGCAAACCAGATGACCCGGCGTGCGGGGGATGACCGGGACCTGGACATGTGGGCTGGTGCGATTTATAACGCCCTTACGAGCTGCGTTCCCGCCTCGGATGGGTCTGGATTCGGCCAGCTCCTTGTGAAGCGCGCACTAGCCCCTACGCAGAATTGGCGTCCCATCCAGAATTTTATGCAGGATTCGAAGCTCTGTGAATTGCGGGTGGTGGAACGGGCCTCCGTTTACCACATGCTGGCGGAGCTCCTCGTCCAACATGCGCAGCACGTAGCCGACCGGTCTGGTGCGCCGCTGGGCCCGAAGCTCGTGGGATCTTGTGCCCACGGTATTGCCGGGGTTTTTGACAAAGCCTTCCCCGGCTACCTTCGCGCTGGCCTGGCGAAGATTGCTGCCCGGCAGCTCGTGCGCGGAGCCTGATCATGCTGTTTGTTGGCGGGCCCCTGCATGGGCATTTAGTGCCGGAGGGCGCGCAGGGCTTTCTCGTAAGGGGCGAGGTAGTGCTCCGGGTGGTGGTGCTTGACCGTGACGATGCCGGCCACCTGGTGCAGACCGCCAGGGCCTACCTGCGGATTCCCTATTGGAGGATGGGGAAGCCCTTGCTCTACTTCTTCGGGCTGGTGGGGATGGATCAGGACGAGCTGATTGCCCAGGCAAGAAAGCTCATTGGGCCATGACCCGGCGTATCCGCCTTCGTCTGCCAGTCGTTGGGCTGCACCGGCGCACGTGCACGAGGGTTCTTGCCCAGCCCTGGCCCTTCTTGTATTCCGTGGTGGGCGGGGAGCTGATCAAGAACCTTCCCCCGGTGCCTTCAGTTGCCAAGAAATCCCGGAAAACGCGTCGTCGTGTGAGGATGCCCACGACCGGCTGAAATTTCTGCCGTAACCACGTTACCAAGCAGCATCTATCTACCTAGAATTGCTTCATCGGATCAGCAAGGGGCGGATCCGGCAACCACCTGGAGATAGAAATGACCACACCCTATCGTTATGCCGTTGCTGATAACATCAGCAAGACCACAGTCAGGGTCACGCGCTTGGACTATGGAATCCGAACGACAAAGACCGGAATTGTCGAAAAGATTGGTCCTTATCAGTTTCGGGCCATTCGGCATTTTGGCGGCCACTTGGCAAAGATTTTTGATACTTCCGATCATGGGGCTTTGTGCATAGACGAGCCGGCCCTGTATCACGCTGCATTGCAGTGGGCTTGTGGTGGCTTCGACTACTTGGCGCCACGTTTCTGATTCCATCCCACAGCGCAACCAGCTCTGTGGGATGTGGATTCCCCGCATCATCAACCTGGAGATAGAAATGACCACGATAAGCAAGCGCGATTCCATGATTGCCTGGGCTGCGATGAGCCGCAAGGTCCGCCACGGCATGCGCGCCACTTGCTCAGTGATCGAGCTGGATGCCTCCGGCCATGTGATCTCTGCTCGCCACGTCTGGCTGTAAGGGGGACCTCATGGACGACTTTGGCACCAGCATCCTCGGCTACTCCACGGACTCAGACTACGAACAGTGGCTGATCAGTACTAGCACTTACGGGGGCTACTCCCTGGACGCTTGGTCCCGCTCGGAGCGGGCTGAAATCTGACCCCCACACCCTGCGCCCCCAGGGCGCATTAGTGGCGGCCAACGCTACCGACCGGGCCGGATGCCCGGATCCTATCTGCCCCGGAGATTTCAACATGACCACCAGCACCAATCCCGCATCCATGATCAGCATCAGTTCCACGCAGCGCACAGACGCCGGCACCAACCTTCCGATTGATCCGCTTTACGCGGCCTGTTTCGCGCTGTCCATGGCCGTTCTGATCCCCTGCGTTGTGATGGCTTTCAAGGGCCGGGGCGAATCCAAGCGCTTGCGCGCCGATGAGGCTCTGCTGTCGGCCACCCGTGCGGCCACCAACGCCAAGATCCACGCCGGCCGCAAGGTCTGATGATGCCATCGGCAAGGGCACCAAGCTCTTGCCGATGGCATCACCACTAAACCTACGACCTTTGGAGCAAATCATGCTCGTTCCCGCTCATCTCCTCCCTCGGATCCTGGGGCAATCCTCGCCCCCGGTGATCCACCTCTACCAGGCCCTCTTCGGGGGCGTGATCGTCTGCCTTGGCCAGGAGCTCGCCAGCACCATGGCCGAAGCGGTCGTCATGCGGGAGCTGGGCCTGGACGTGAGCCTGGAAACTGGGCATTACGAGCCGGTTGAGGGGGCCCAGGAAAAGGCCAGTGATCGGAGCCTGCCGCTTCTTGGGAGGGTCTACTACGATCTGCCAAGCGTGGTGGTCTGCGTGAATTTCCTTCGCGGCGTGTAATTCGCCACCTTTTCACCATCACCTACGTTACCAGGGAGCCCCAACGTAACCTAGAATTGCTTCATCGGATCAGCAACCAGACGGAGCACACCATGACCCTAGTCCTTATCGCCTGCGTAATCAGTGGCTGGACAATCGGTCGTGCTGTCTCCAAGCTGCTTGGCGTTGCTGCTCTGGCCTGATTCCACCCCACAGCGCAACCAGCTCTGTGGGATGTGGATTCCTCACATCATCAACAATCACGGAGAAATTATGACGATGCTTAGTTACCACAACGACCCAGTCATCAAGGCCAAATACATCGCGCGCTTTGAAGCACACCGATCAGCAGATCAAGTGGTTCAAGGTCAAGGATTTGATAGCAAAACCGGTCGGGGATGCTTCGTCGGCTGCACGTTGGACGCCTATGAGCACTCGCACTTCCCGGTCGAGTTGGGTTGGCCCATTTGGTTGGCCCATTTGGCTGATACCATTTTTGAGGGGCTCCCAAAGTCTGAAGCTCCAGCGTTCGGAACTGATTTACTGGCTTGTGTCCCAGTGGGCATCGATTTGGAAATTGTCAGGGTTCCGTTTCTTGTTTCCGTGCAGAGGCGGAACCTCGATCGTCTGTCAGGAAATTTCGAGCCGTATGCGGAACAGTGCCGTACCGCTATTCAAGGTGTAATTAATTTTTTACTTGCCGATGCGCCATCGGCAGAGTCGGCGGCAGAGTCGGCAGAGTCGGCGGCAAGGTCGGCAAGGTCGGCATGGTCGGCGGCAGAGTCGGCAGAGTCGGCAGAGTCGCAAATCCAACGGGACGTTTTGTTGAGTATTCTCCGAAGCCTGCGGATCCCCAAGAAATAACACCTTCGCGAATTCCCCGTATCCCAACCTGGAGATAGAAATGACCGATGCAACCCCCAGCAATCCCGTTCCCTCCTCTGGCGAAGCCATCCAAGCCGCAGCGGCTGCCGAGGCCGCAAGCGCCCTGGCCAAGGCATCCGGCAAGAAGCCCGGCACCGCTCGGCAAGAAGCCCCCGGCATCCTGAAGCGCAGCAACAGCTACTTCGCCGATCCCGCGATGATCACGCGCCGCGAAGGCTTCAATGCTCGTTTCGATATGGGGGACATCGAGGTCCTCGCTTCGCAGATCAAGGCCAAGAAGGAGCAGGACCCGGAAAGCGGGGGGCTGATTCACGACATCCACGTCAAGCGCTTGGTCAAGGGGGACTGCCGCCTGGCGCAGGGCTTCGCCTTCGAGGTCATCGACGGCGACCGCCGCTTGACTGCGATTGAGCACCTGATGAAGAAGGGTTTGGCGTTCGAGATCGGCGTGCCGGTCAAGATTGTGAACAAGGACCAATCCGAGGTGCAGGATCTGATCCAGATGTTCGTGGCGAACGAGGGCAAGCCGTTTCTCCCCCTGGAAGAAGCCGCGGCCTATCAGCGGCTGCGGGATGCCGGCCTGACCGTGAAGGAAATCTGCGCAGCGGTCAGCCGGTCTTCGGTGCACGTGACGGCCATCCTCGCCCTCGCCAATGCCGACGAAAGCCTCAAGCAGGCAGTGAAGGATGGCAAGGTCAACAAGATGATGGCTCGCAACATTGCAACAAATGCTCGGGGCGACAAGACTAAGCAGGCTGAATTGACTGCGGCTGCCGTGGCCGCCGGATCCGACAAGGGCGCCAAGCGCAAGGTCATTCGCGAGGTGGAGCAGGCGAAGCAGACCAAGGCCGTGAAGAAGGGAGCCAAGCGCATTCCGAAGATGAGGGCTCTGAGCGATGAGGAACTGTCGGCTCTGGGGGCCTCTATTGCCGCCCGCCTGCCGAAGCTGGTGCTGGACGCCAAGATCATGATGCACCAGGAAAATCTCGAGTCATGGATTGGCCAGGACGACAAGCTTGCCGTGGCCTTCACCTTCGGAGCCTTGCAAGCCTTGAAGGCTGCTGCTGGCCTCAAAGTCAAGCTGGAGCTCTGATCGTGGGGGTCCCGGATCCCGTGGACCCCGAACAAGTGGCACGTTTACGTAAAAAGGCGGCCCGCGCCACCCTCCGGAAGCGTGCCTTTGTGAAGGCCAAGAATGCCCGCGAGGCCCGTACCAGGGCCTCCTCCGAAACCCAGCACCAAGGAGATTCCAAATGCTCGAAGCAGGAAGAGTGATACCGAAGAATTTGGATTGGTTGGTGGTGGAAGACGGGAGGATCGTGTCCGCTCATCGCGTGAAGTGCACGGCCAGGATTGAGGCGGACGCCCGGGGATCCGGAGCCGCGATCCTGCTCCAGCAGGATCCGTCGGCCATGCTTCACATGGGCCAGCGTGTTCGCAACAACAAAGGCTTCGCGCTTCCGGCCTGATTCGCTCACTGACCCAGGCCGGTATAGATTGGGGTGCAATTCCCCAATTCCCAATCCATTTGGAGCCCTCATGCACTACTCCACCAAGACCTACGGCCACGAGATCGGCCTCAGCGCCTGCTTTCGTCAGCACCGTGCCGAATCCCATTGCCGGCTGCTCCACGGCTATGCCCTGGCCGTGAAGCTGACCTTTGCTGCTGAGGGGCTGGATGTCCGTAACTGGGTCGTCGACTTCGGCAGCCTCAAATCCCTGAAAGGCTGGTTGGAGGGCACCTTCGACCACACCCTGTTGGTGGCGGAAGACGATCCCATGAAGTCATACCTGCTTGATCTGGACAAGATGGGCCTGGCCAAGGTAGTTGAGGTGCCGGCCACTGGCTGCGAGGCCTTCGCTGAGCTGATCTTCCATGCCACGGAAATTTGGCTGGAGGACAACGGATACACCCCGCGCTGTGAGCTCGTCAGCGTGGAGGTTTCAGAACATGGCGCTAACAGCGCCAGTTATTCTCTTTAGCTCTTTAACCTGGTGATGGAGAAATTGATGAAGACCAATGCATTTTCGACCTGGATTCTGTGGGCAATCACGATGATTGCCGGCTTGATCGCCTTTCGTTGGCTGCACCCGGCCCTGGGGGTCTACTGGGTGGTGGTTGGATCAGCCGTGCTGATCGGCTCCAGCTTCCTTCCCTTGACGCTCTATGCCGGCCGAGGCCGCATGTTCGCGCCCAGTGGGGGCCAGGCTGCGGTTGACTCTGGGTTCTTCGTGGAGGAGCTTCTGGATGGGGAACAGGCAAAGGTGGATCCGTGGGACCTGCACCGCCCGCTCATGCGCATGAGCGGACAGCGGTTGCCGGACCAACCAATGATCACCAGCGAGGTGATCAGGTGCTACGCCGGGATCCTGGAAGAGGCCAGCGAAGCAGGGATCACCCTCCTGGACATCATGCGGAATTCATCACTCAGGGCTGACCAGCTCCAGGATTTTGCTTTGATGAGGCAGACCCTTGCCACGGCAGTTAGATCCATGGGTCTCGCTAGCCGCAGGGCTTGTCAGATTCTGGGGACCCCAGCATTCAGTGACTGGGCTGGCCGGCCGTTGACCCTGAAGCAAGCTGTCGCGCTGCTCGACGACCACCTGGATCTTCAGGTGATGAATACCGGGTTTGGGCTGTCCGCAGGCTTGCCCTGCCAGTCGGGCTACTTGGCTGTGGGCGAGTCCAACGTTAGCAAAGCAGATCCGGCCACCGGCCGGATCTTGAGGGATAAGTCAGGCAGGTGGATAAAGGGACCGGATTACAAGCAGCCGGACCTGAGGAAGGTGATTTTGGATCGCTTCCCGAATCTGCGATCGGAATGGGATTCAGGATTCGCCCCGACCCAGCCAAGCCACCTGGTCTGAGCATGGACACGCCCCTTTTCGATTCCACGGCAGGGGCGCTTCGCTTCGCTCTGAATTTCACGAGCAGTCCGCCCAGCCCGGTCATGAACAGAATGATGGCCGACGGGCAGCTCCTGCGGGTAGAGATGGAAGATGGGAGCAAGGTCACGGTCAGCCCTGGGCACCTGAGACGGGGTCAAGTGCAGATCCCCAGGGGGCTTGACGGGGCCGGGCAGGCGGCACTGATTGCCAAGCAGCTCGACCACCTCCAGCCCATTCAGAAGGCTTGCGTGATTGCCAGGTACAAGGAATGGAAGCTCTCTTGCTCCTGCCGCGCTCCGTGCTGCTCTGGCTACCGCAAGAATCCGGTATGGTCCATCGAGATCACCCATATTTGCGCCTACTTGAAGGACCATGCGGAGCTGTCCAGGATCAAGGGGCGCAAGGGGCTCAGCACCCCGCCACAAATGCGCATGGCCTTGGTGGAGCGATTCTTCGTCCCAGAGAAGATCCTGGTGCTTGCCGAGCTGGCGGATGCCTGCGGCGTGACCCCCCAGACGGTTATAACCCACAAGAAGCCCATTGAAAGGTTTCTTTACGATACCTTGCGGGATGGAATCTGCAAGGTGGATGAAATCCTTAACGTGATTGGCATCGTCGGCTCGACGTATTAACTGGAAGGTAAGAAATGAACCAAACCTTCGTTCCTGATGTGGCCCCGGATGGCAGCGAGCGTGGCGAGCGCGCGGCGCCGGGCGCAGTGAATGAGCCTGATCACCCCACGGAGTGCATCAAGCTGCCGAAGCCCCCTCGTCCAGGCGCTTGTCAACGGGATTTGATGGCGCGGCCCTACCGCCACGGTGGGGTTCACCCTATCACGGATGAGGAGCGTCAGTTTCTGGACACAGCTATTCAAAAGCTGGAATCGCTCCAGCCAAGTCTTGAAATCCGGGGAGGGGCCGATGCTAGAAAGCGCCTGGATGGAGCAATGGGGGTACCTGATCCTGCGGGGTCAGCGAAGACCCACGCAGGCACGGACTTCGAGTGATTCTGGCCTGGCGTCGGGATCGGGTTTGCGATTTTTGACAAGTGCATGCTAATATCGGGCCACTTTTGATATTGGCCAGCATTCACCCCAGGGCCAAGGGGCAATCAAACTGGAGGGTTCCTGATGCGTTAAAACCACCGATCGGATCCGATTCGAGTTTCAAAGCCCGCCCTCCGCGGGCTTTTTTCGTTGCTTCCTGCCCAGGCTTGGCTATCCGCCCGGGCAGTGATTGGAGCTGCCGTGAACGGCTGGTTGGGTGACTCCCCCTGATCAGACCGGCCTGGGGCAGAAACGGGGCCGCTTGCTCACCAGGTGCAAGCGGATGGCCGCTCCATTGTTAACTAGCCCTCCCGGGCACCACCTGCCTAACGGCCGGCCGCTTCGGACCCGGGGGTCTTTCTCCACCTGGCACGAGCCCCAACACCACAATGGAACAACCAATGAAACACCTCATTGCAGCGGTAGCGCTGTTTTTGGCATTTTCGAGTCAGGCCCAGACGTGCACGCCTAGCACCTCGCCACCCCTCAGCGCGGTCTCCGTGCGCACCTTCGGGGCCTTCCCGGATGACGGGATCGATGACACGGCGGCGCTGCAACGTGCTCTGGATGGGGGCGGGACGCTCGTTATGCCACCTGGCCAGTATCTGATGAACAGTCAGATCTATATGCGCAAGATCAGCACCTACCTCTATGGCCCAGGTGCTACGCTGCACGCCACCAATCCTGAAAGCATGTCGATCACGATTGAGGCCGACTTCACCGGGGTTTACGGGTTGCGCTTCACGGCCGTCACAACGACCCGGCTGTCCGCCCCCAGGCACGCGCGCATCGCGGTCTACAAAGAGATTGCCGGGGTCAAGCAGATTGTCCGCAGCGTTTCCATCGTGGGCAATGTCATCGCGCCAATAGATGGGTCGGTTGACAAGAATTCCGCAAGCGCCGGTGGGATCATGCTGCTCAGGGCGGTG